AGGCAGCCCTCTCTCGCCAGCGTTTTTTCCACCAGCAAACACCGGCCGGTCATCCCGGCTACGTCGCCACACCACCAGGAGGCAGACATGGACCCCGAGCTGATGCGCGCCCGCCTCGACGCGGTCGCCCTCGCCATTCGCGCCGCCGAGCTGGGCTTGCTGGCCGACGGCAAGACGGTGATGGACACGGCCCGCGACGTTGCCGCGTTCGTCGAGGGCTGACATGGGCGCCCCCGACACGCTCAGCGTGCAGTGCCCTGGCTGCGCCGCGCCGGTCGAGTGCACGATCACGACCGAGCCGGTCGCACCCGAGCCCGGCGACACGCACGCCAAGATCCGCGTGCGCGCGGTCGATCTGCGCGAGCGGTTCCGCGCCCACCTCGTCGAGTGCACTCGCACCCCCGAGGCTGTGCTGGCGGTGGCTTATGGCGGTTAAGTCTGTCGCCGCTGCGGCGGCCGACGGCGACCGGCGCGAGCTGCTCGTCGCGATGCGCGCCCGCGTGGCGACCGCGGTGGAAGATCCCGAGACACCTGCCCGCGATCTGGCCGCCCTGACGCGGCGGCTGTTGGAGATTGCCAACGAGATTGCGGCGATTGACGCGCAGGCCGAGCAGGGCGAGGGCAGCGTCGCCGCCGCGGCTGCGACGCCCGATGAGCCTTTCAGCACCGCTTAGTGAGGTTGCGCGCCACGTAATTGCGCCTGACGGCATCGTGTCGACGGCCTGGCCGTCGGTGCGCGCGACGTGCAGCGCGATGGGCCTCGGGTTCGACCTGTGGCAGGACGACCTCGGCAAGCTGATTTGCGCCAAGCGCAGCGACGGCCTGTACGCGGCCGACATGTTCGCAATGTCGATCCCGCGGCAGACCGGCAAGACGCACCTGCTCGGCGCGCTCGTGTTCGCGCTGTGCATCAAGACGCCTAACACAACGGTGATCTGGACGGCGCACCGGACCCGCACGGCCGCAGAGACTTTCCGCAGCATGCAGGGCCTCGCCAAGCAGGACAAGATCGCCCCGCACGTGCAGAACGTGCACACCGGCAACGGCAAAGAGGCCGTGCTGTTTAAGAACGGTTCGCGCATCCTGTTCGGCGCCCGCGAGCGCGGGTTCGGTCGTGGGTTCGCCGGTGTCGACGTCCTGATTTTCGACGAGGCGCAGATCCTCACCGAGAACGCGATGGACGACATGGTGCCCGCGACGAACGCGGCGCCTAACCCGCTGATCCTGCTGGCCGGTACGCCGCCGAAACCGACGGACCCCGGCGAGGTGTTCACGGTGCTGCGCGCCGACGCCCTGGCGGGCGACGTCGACGACGTCGGGTTCGTCGAGATTTCCGCCGACGAGGACGCCGACCCCGACGACCGCTCGCAGTGGCGCAAGATGAATCCGAGCTACCCGCACCGGACGTCGGCCCGCGCGATCCTGCGTATGCGTAAGGCGTTGGGCGAGGAGAGCTTTAAGCGCGAGGCGATGGGCATATGGCCCAAGGTCAACGTGCACCAGGCGGTCGTGAAGCCCGCGCGGTGGCGTGACCTGTTCGACCTCGGCCCCGAGGACGGCGAAGCGCCTAACGCGCTCGGCGTCGACATGTCGCACGGCCTGGCGATTTCGGTCGGGGCGTGCTGGCTGATGGACGACGACGGCCGCCACGTCGAGGAGGTGTGGGCCGGTACCGACACCGCCCTGGCGGTCGATTGGGTCGCCGAGCGGGCCGGGCGGCGCATCCCTGTGCTGATCGACTCCATGAGCCCGGCGGCGGCGCTGGCGCCCGAGCTGAAAGCCCGGCGCGTCAAGGTGAAGCTGACCGGCGCGGCCGATATGGCGAAGGGCTGCGGCCTGTTTGAGAACGGCGTCAACGCCGACACGTTGACCCACGGCGACCAGCCCGCGCTGACCGACGCGCTCACCGGCGCCCGTAAACGCCCGATCCGCGACGCAGGCGGTTGGGGCTGGGACCGCCGCGACCCGACCTGCGTAATCCATCCGTTAGTGGCCGTGACGCTGGCCCTGCTCGGTGCCGCCGACGGCCGCCGTCGCCGAGCTGGCCGCGGTGGCGGCGCCATGTTCGTGTGAGAGGGGGTGCCGTGACGATCCCGTTCCCGATTGACGACGCCCCCGCGGCGGCCGACGACGTCGAGTACGAGGGCGCGCTGACCCGCGAGGAGCTGAGCGCCCTGGTCGCTGACATGTGGCAACTGCACATGTCCGAGCGCGAAACCCTCGACCGCATTTACGAGTACACCAAGGGGCTGCGTGGCCGCCCCGAGGTGCCCGAGGGCGCCAGCGACGAGGTCAAAGACTTGGCCCGGCTGTCGGTCAAGAATGTGCTTGCGCTGGTGCGTGATTCGTTCGCGCAGAACTTGAGCGTGGTCGGCTACCGCAACGCGCTCGCGCAGGAGAACGACCCGGCGTGGGAAATGTGGCAGCGCAACCGCATGGACGCCCGCCAGGCCGAGGTGCACCGCCCGGCGCTGACGTACGGCGCCTCGTATGTGACTGTGACGCCGAGCGATAAGGGGCCGGTGTTCCGGCCGCGGTCGCCGCGGCAGATCCTCGCCGTGTACGACGACCCGACGCTCGACGCCTGGCCGCAGTACGCCCTCGAAACGTGGGTCGCCAAAAAGGACGCCAAGCCGCACCGGCGCGGCGTGCTGTACGACGACACGTACATCTACGAGCTTGACCTCGGGCCGCTGTCGACCGCCGAGATTGAGGGCGCCCCGTCCAAGCCGCCGCAGATCGTCGAGGTCACCGACGTGTACCCGCACGGCGCCACGTTCGACGGCGAGCCCGTCTGCCCTGTGGTGCGTTTCGTGAACGGCCGCGACGCCGACGACATGATCGTCGGCGAGGTCGCCCCGCTGATCGGCGACCAGCAGGCGATTAACTCGGTGAACTTCGACCGGCTGATCGTGTCGCGGTTCGGCGCCAACCCGCAGCGCGTGATCAGCGGGTGGACCGGCAGCAAGGCCGAGGTGCTCAAGGCGTCGGCGTTGCGCGTGTGGACGTTTGAAGATCCCGAGGTGAAGGCGCAGGCGTTCCCGCCCGCCTCGGTCGAGCCGTACAACCTGATCCTTGAGGAAATGCTGCAGCACGTGGCGATGGTCGCGCAGATCAGCCCGGCTCAGGTCACCGGCAAGATGATCAACGTATCCGCGGAGGCCCTCGCAGCCGCGGAGGCCAACCAGCAGCGCAAGCTCGCCGCCAAGCGCGAAAGTTTCGGCGAGTCATGGGAACAACTGTTGCGCCTGGCGGCCGAAATGGACAACGACCCCGACACGGCCGCCGACTCGGGCGCCGAGGTTATGTGGCGCGACACCGAGGCCCGCTCGTTCGGCGCGGTCGTCGACGGCATCACGAAGCTGGCCGCCGCGGGCATCCCGATCGAGCACTTGCTGCAGATGGTGCCCGGCATGACGCAGCAGCAGGCGCAAGCGATTAAGGACGCGCTGCGCGGTGGCGAGGTGAAATCGCTTGTCGACAAACTGCTGTCGAACGAACCGGCGCCAGTGCCGCCGCCGCCGCCCCAGGCGGCCGCTCAGGCGCTCAACGAGGGCGGCGTGAATGGTAACGGCGGCGCCTGAGTTTCAGGGCGTCCTGGCCGAGCTGAGCGGCCGTGCGGGTATCGCCGTCGAGCGGCTCGTGCCGAAGCTCAGCGGGCTGACCGAGGCCGAGGGCCTGCGGTTCATCACTGACGCCTATCCGGCGCTGATCGACCCGTACCTGTCGGCGTCGGCCAAGCTGACGACGCAGTGGTACGACGAGCAGCCGACTGAGCAAACCGCCGGCAAAAGCCGTAACGCGCAGGTGGGCAGGGATTTACGCGGTGCGCCAGCAAAGGGCAAGCTGTTCGTGCCGGAACCGGCCGCGCTGCCCGACCCTGACCGGCTGGGCGCTAACGCCAGGTGGGCGCTGCTGCAGAACGACCCGGTGGTCGCGCTGCAGGGCTCGGCGACCCGCGCGGTCATGGACTCGTCGCGGCGCACGGTGCTCGACAACGCCAAGCGCGAGGGCGTGCGGTGGGCGCGGTACGCCTCGATCACGGCGTGCGGGTTCTGCCGCATGCTCGCGACCCGCGGCAGCGTGTACAAGTCGGCCGACACCGCGCTGCGCTCACACGATCACTGCGTGTGCCTGGCGGTGCCTGACCGCAACGGCACGTACCAGCCGCCGGATTACGTGCAGCAGTGGGAGCAGGACTATCTGCAGGCCCGCCGCGACGGCCTCACGACGCCGCAAGAGATTTCGCGGGCGATGGAAGCCGCTGGCGAGCAGCGCACCGCGACCCGGCGGTGGCTCGACGCCGAGAAGGTGTACCAGCGCAACGTCAGCGATTGGCTCGACGCCGAGTTCACTCACAAGCTGTCGCAGGAGTATTGGCAGAACGTCGACGCCGAGCTGAACAAGGCTATCGGCGAGCCCGCCCCGGCGAAAGCAGAGCCCGCACCCGCGGAGGCCCCGCTCGACCGCATGCTGCGCGAGGCGAACGCCGCAATGGAGGCGGGCGACTACGACAAGGCCGACAAGCTGCTCGGCGAGGCCGACAAGCTCGAACGCGCACAGAAAGCCAAGGCGGCCAAGGCTGAGCGTGATAAGGCCCGGCGCCAGGCGGCCGACGCCGCCAAGCAAGACGAGGTGCTGAACCTGGTCGAGCAGGGCTGGGAACCGGCCGAGGCCGAGGCGCACGTGTACGGCAAGAGTGTCGAGTCGATCCGGCGCCGTGACTTCATGGCGCAGGCCCGCGGCGACGGCCACAGCGGCAAGTCGTTCGACGAGCTGGTCGGCGACGTGCACGCCGAGCTGGCGGCCGAGCAGTTCTGGAAGGCCGAGGCGGCGACGAACGGCTACATGCTCAAACGCAAGTACGAGGGCAAGGTCGATCCGCGCACGCTGTGGACGATGAACGAGACGACGGCCCGCAAGTACATGTCGGAGGAGATGGCCGCGTGGTTCGACCAGCACGGCAGGCTCACGAGGGCGGGGCTGCGCGAGTCGGTGCTCAGCGGTAACGCCAACTGGCGCAACCCACTAACGGCGGATTTCCTGCAATGAGCAATAACAGCGAGCTGATCGCCGCCCGCGACGAGGGGCGCCGGGCGCCGGTCGGCGCACGTAATCCGTATGCGGGGCAGGGGCTCAAGGCCCGGCTGTGGCGCCTCGGGTACCGCACGATGCTGCTCGACATGCTGAACAACTCGCCCGCCGTGCAGACGTATCTGCGGGCGCAGCAATAGGTTTCCCCGTCGCGCGATGCGGCGGGGCGTTCACCTGCGCGACGCAGGGCAATTAGTGGAGAGAGGGCGCGATGCCTGATACCGAAACCGCAACCGACACCGAAACGACAACGGAAACCGGGAGCACCGAAACCGCCACCGACGCAACGGAAACCGCCGACAACGGCGAGCTGGGCGACGGAGGCAAGAAAGCACTGGCCGCGGAGCGCGAAGCCCGCAAGCAGGCCGAGAAAGACCTCGCCGAAGCGCGCAAGGCGCTCAAGGCGATCGAGGACAAAGAAAAGTCTGAGCTGCAGCGCGAGCGTGAGGCACGCGAGGCGGCTGAGAAGCGCGCCGAGCAAGCCGAGTTCACCTCGCTGCGCAACAAAGTGGCGGCGGCCAAGGGCGTGCCCGCGTCGTCGCTGACCGGCAAGACCGAGGACGAACTGAACGCCTCGGCTGACGAGCTGATCGCCTGGCGCGACCAGCACAAGCCGCCCGCACCCCCGAAGCGCAGCCCTGCGCAAGGCGGCGGGCTCAAGTCCGGTGCCACCGGCAACGGCAACACCAATTCCGACCCCAAAGCTGCTGCGGCGGAAGCATTGCGCCGCTTACGCGCCGGGGGCTGATAACAGGTTTCCGCGCGAGGACCGACCTCGGCGGGAGAAAGGAGAAAGCCAATCATGGCTGACATTTCACGCGCCGAGGTCGCCTCGCTCATCCAAGAGGCTTACTCGGACACGCTGCTGGCCGCGGCCAAGCAGGGCAGCACCGTCCTGTCTGCGTTCCAGAACGTGAACATGGGCACCAAGACGTCGCACCTGCCGGTGCTGGCGACCCTGCCCGAGGCCGATTGGGTCGGTGAGTCTGCGACCGACCCGAGCGGCGTCAAGCCGACCAGCAAGGTCACGTGGGCCAACCGGACCCTCGTCGCCGAGGAAATCGCCGTCATCATCCCGGTGCACGAGAACGTCATCGACGACGCGACCGTGGCCGTGCTGACCGAGGTCGCCGAGCTGGGCGGCCAGGCGATCGGCAAGAAGCTCGACCAGGCCGTCATTTTCGGCACCGACAAGCCCGCCTCGTGGGTTTCGCCCGCGCTGGTGCCCGCCGCGGTGGCCGCCGGTCAGGCCGTCGAGCACGTCGCCGGTACCGCCAACGAGTCCGACCTCGTGGGTGCCGCCAACCAGGTCGCCGAGAAGGTAGCGACGGCGGGCTGGGCGCCCGACACGCTGCTGTCGTCCCTGGCGCTGCGCTACCAGGTGGCGAACGTCCGTGACGCCGACGGCAACCTGGCGTTCCGCGACAACTCGTTCCTGGGCTTCAACACCTACTTCAACCGTAACGGCGCCTGGGCGCCCGACGCGGCCGTGGGTGTGATCGCTGACGCTTCCCGCGTGAAGATCGGCGTGCGCCAGGACATCACGGTCAAGTTCCTCGACCAGGCCACCCTCGGCACCGGCGAGAACCAGATCAACCTCGCCGAGCGCGACATGGTCGCCCTGCGCCTCAAGGCGCGGTTCGCCTACGTGCTGGGGATCAGCGCAACCTCGATGGGCGCCAACAAGACGCCCGTCGGCGTGGTCACCCCGGCCGCGTAAGTGCGCTATCGCCACGCTCTGACGGGGGCGGTCATCGGGGTGCGTGAGGGCACCCTGCTGGCCGCCCTCGTCGAGGGCGACACCAACTGGACCCGGTACGGAGGTGCTAGCCATGACGGAGTGCAAGGCGCTGGCGACAAGCCAGGACGTCAAGCGGGCGCTGCGGCGGGATCTAACGCAAGCGGAGCAGACGGACCTAAGCGAGCTGCTCGCCGAGGCAACGGATCTCGTCGTCGGGTATCTGCACCCGTACCCGGTCCCGACACCAACACCGGGGCCGATCAAGCGGGTAGTGGCGTCGATGGTGGCCGCGGTTCTGACCCGGCCGACGCAAATCCTGCCTGAGACACAATCCCTCACCGCCGACGGGTTCGGCGTCACGTTCACGCCCGGCGGCAACTCGCCGGGGCCGTACCTGTCGGCTGCGCTCAAGCAACGGCTGCGGCCGTACCGCACCGGCATGGTGTCGGTCGCGATGGGCAGTGAGCGTTACTGATGTTCCCGACACCGCACAAGGTTGTGCATGTCGACCGCGTGAAGGTCGGCGAGAACGCGATGGGCCAGGCGATCACCGAGCCGCGCACCCGCACCCGTTGGGTGACGAGCTTGCGGCCGAGGGTGAACGAGAGCGGCACGACTGCCGCCCTGGCCGATCGCGTCATCACTGAGTACACGATGGCGACCCCCGAGGCCGACTGGACGCACGGCGACCAGGTGACCGACGCGCGGGGGCGCAAGTTCACGGTGCACGGCGACGTCGAGGACTACAACCTCGGCCCGTTCGGGTTCACGCCGGGTTATCGAGTGACGTTGCGGAGGGTGAACGATGGCGCGCAAACCGCTGGACATGCCTAACTCGGAGCACCGCAAGATCCGCAAGCTGCCCGAGGTGCAGGCCGAGCTGCAACGCCTGGCGGGCGAAATCGCCCAGCGCGCAGGCGCGATCGCCGACGCCCCCGACGGCTACGGCACCGACCTTGAGGTCGGCAGCACCCGCGCCCGCGCGCACGTGTGGGCCAAGTCGGGCGCCGCGATTCACGCCGAGATTAAGTCGGCGCCGCTTATGACGATCGCCGCGGAGCAGGGGCCGCAACAGTGACTCTCGTGCCCCCTGTCGGCCCGCTGGTGGCCGCGCGAGCCTATCTGCTCGACGAGCTGGCGGCCCGCAGTAACCCGCTGCCGGTCGGCGCCAGCCCGCCCGAGGGCGAGCCCGGCTCGTACGCGCTGCTGTCCCGGCCGGGCAGCAATAAGGACGTGTTTCTCGGCCATTACCTGATCCGCGTGCGCGTATTCGACAGCGACGTCGTGCGTTTGGAGCGCAACGCCGATCTGCTGCACGGCCTGCTGTGCGGGGCCAATCACCGCAAGGTGCACACGCCCGAGGGCGATGTGTGGATCACCGGCGCGACGCATCACTACGGCCCGGCCGACCTCGACGACCCCGACGTGCCGCTGTTCGGCATGCAGGCCGCAGTGTTCTGGACGATCGGCCTCAAGCCCAACCGCCGCAGCTAACCGCCGGCAAAAACTCGAGCACCCCCGCTGACCTGCGGCGGCGCCCAATTCCGCAGCGATTCAAGCAAACACACCACCACACCAGGCAAGTGTCCCTCGGGCCGACCGGCTCGCGGGTAGTTAGTTGCCCACGCGGGCAAGTTAGGAGAGTGCAATGGCAGACTCGCCCGTCCTGACGCCGGGCTCGGCGCTGGGCGACGTTACCAAGGTGTTCGCGGCCTCGCCGTCGGACCTCGAAACCGTTGGCGGCCTGTGGTATGCGCCGTTCGGCACGCCGCTGCCGACCGACGTCGACGAGCCGCTCGACGACGCTTTCAAGAACCTCGGCTTTATCTCGGTCGAGGGCGTGACCGTCAAGATCGACGACCAGACCAAGCCGATCGAGGTATGGGGCGGCGACGAAATCGGCGCGCTGCGCGACAAGTTCGCGATCGAGTACAGCATGAAGCTGTTCCAAGTGCTGTCGCCCGAGGTGAACGCCGCCATTTTCGGCGAGGGCAACGTGCTCACGTCCGAGGCCACCGCTGCGCACGGCGCACGCATGAAGGTGATGATCAACAGCAAGCTGCCCAAGCGTTGCTCGCTGGTGCTCGACTCGGTGTACGAGGACAAGATGATCCGCCAGGTCGCGCAGATCGCGCAGAAGGCGGGCCTCGCCGACCTCAAGCTCGTGCACAACGAGCCGATGGCGTTCGAGCCGACGTTCAAGGTGCTCAAGGGCACTGACGGCAACCACGTCATTCAGTACAGCGACGACGGCGTGATCGCCGTCTAACTGACACCACAGACCGGCACCCCGCGCGCTTTCCTGGTGGGCGCGCGGGGTGTCTCACCACATGCACACCAGGGCACGCCAGGAAACACACCAGGAGGTTAAAGCTATGGAAATCAACGCGACTGACGCGGCGGCCCCCGAGGTCGACGTCGTCGAGGGCCAGGACGTCGACGAGCCGGTGGCGGCCGAGGCGACGCCCGAGGCGGGCAAGACGATCGCCGAGGAGTGGGCCGACGAGTACGACGCGGGCGCTGAGCTGTTCTGCGCGACGTTCGACGCCGACGATTTCGACCCCGAGTACGGCACCAACGAGTACCCCGACGGCACCACGGTGGCCGTCAAGCGGTGCCTGCGCAAGCCGCCGCCGGGGTGGATTCGCCAGCACGCGCACCTGTCGGACCTTGAGCGCACGTTCGCGCTGATCGAGAAGCACTGCAGCGACAAGGCGCTCGACATTCTCGACAGCCTGGCCGAGAAGCCGTGGAACGATTTCGTCGAGGCGTGGGGCCGTGATGGTGGGCTGATCGAGGGAAAATCTCGCAGGTCTGCGCGGCGGTAAGGCAAGTCGAGGACGCGATCCGCCGGGACATGGTTCTGGCGGGTCGCACCTTCGACGACGGGTCGCTCGATTGGGACGACCTTTACGCTTTCATTTTCGCCTCGCCGCCGGGCACCGCGGTGTTCCATGCGTTCGAGAAGGGCTGGACGACAAGCGATTACCTGCTCGCGCACGTGATCGACGCCCTACGGATCAACAACTGGCAGCGCACCGAGGGCGCGCATAAGAATCCGCCGCAGGGTGCACCCGACCCGTTCCCGCGGCCGGGTGACGACGAGCCGAAGCGCGCCGAGGGCGCCGTGTCGGCCGGTATCACCGCAGCGACCAGGACAACGGTCGGCAAGTTCATGGCAATGCGCGCTGAGCGCGAAAAGCGTTGGCGCGAAAAGCACCAGCGAGGAGAGGGGGCGTAAATGTCAGAGGCCAAGTATTACCTGACGATCCTCCCCGAGACTCGCGAGCTTGAGTCGGGCATCCGCGACGCGATGAGCCGCGCCGAGAAGGGGCTCAAGGTCGCCCCGAAGTTCGACACCTCGGGCGCCCAGCGCGCGGGCCAGGACGCGGGCAAGGGAATCAGCCGCGGCGTCGACCAGGCCAACCCCGGCCGCGGCCTGGGCGACAAGCTGCGCCGCAACCTCGGCGACGGCTCGGCGATCGGCAAGCAGTACGGCTCGCGGCTGTCGGCGGGCATCGACAACGCCCTGTCGGTCGCCGGTGGCATGGCGATCGCCAAGGTGGGCAGCAAGATCACCGGCGCGCTCAGCTCGTCGCTCAAGGCCGGGTTCGGCCGTCTGACGGCGATCGACTCGGCACAGTTCAAGCTGAAATCGCTTGGCAATGAGGCCGACTCGGTGAAGTCGATCATGGAGAACGCGACGGCCGCGGTTAAGGGCACGGCGTACGGGCTCGACGAGGCCGCCACCACAGCCGCCTCGGCGGTGGCCGCCGGTATCAAGCCGGGCGAGGATCTGACCAAGTATCTGTCGCTGACCGCTGACACGGCCGCGATCGCGGGCACCTCGCTGGCCGACATGGGCGGAATCTTCAACAAGATTCAGTCGTCGGGCAAGGCGTACACGCTTGAGCTTCGCCAGCTCGCCAACCAAGGTCTGCCGATCTTCCAATGGCTGCAGGACGAGTACAAGGTCAGCGCCGACGAGCTGAACAAGATGGTGTCGGACGGCGCGGTCGACTCTGAGACTTTCCGCCGGGTGATCGAGAAGAATATCGGCGGCGCCGCAAAGGGTATGGGCGGCAGTTTCCTGGGCTCGATGGCGAACATGAAGGCCGCTATGTCGCGGTTCGGCGCCGAGCTTATGGGGCCGATCTTCAAGGGCGTGCAGCCGCTCGCGACCGGCGTTATGGGCGTGTTCGACAAGCTGACCGCCGCGATCAAGGCGCCGATGGGCTCGGTGACCGGCGTCGTCGAGCAGTGGGCCAAGGGCATGTCGGACAAGATGCAGGCGTGGGCCGACGGCCCCGGCATGAAAAAGGCCATTGACTTTTTCTCGCACCTGGGCGACTCGATCAAGGCGGTCGCGAGTGGCGGCGCCAGCGGCAAGCTCGGCGAGATTGTCGAGGCGTTCAAGCAGATTGGGCCGTCGCTGGCGTCGGCCGGGTCGTCGTTTAAGACGATCGGCGCGACGCTGGCCGCGGTCGGCCCCGAGGTGCTGTCGTCGGTGCTCGTGCCCGCGCTCAAGCTGGCGGCCGGGGCGCTCAAGTTCATGGCCGACAATGCGTCGTGGGCGGTGCCTACGCTCGTCGCGCTGCGGGTCGCCCTGTTCGCGCATCAGGCCGTGCTGACCGCGGTGGCGGTCGGCACCAAGGCGTACGGCGTCGCGATGGCCGTCTGGTCGGGCATCACGAAGGCCGCCACCGCCGCGCAGTGGCTTTTCAACGTCGCGCTGACGGCTAACCCGATCGGGCTGATTATCGCCGCGGTCGTCGGCCTCGCTGTCGCGATTTGGGCGTTTTTCACGAAAACCGAAGTCGGGCGCCAACTGTGGGCGAAGATTTGGGGCGGCATCAAGGCCGCCGCGCACGCGGTCGTCGAGTGGTTCAAAAACACCGCCGTGCCGTTCCTCAAGGCCGCCTGGGACAAGATCGCCGCGGGGGCTATGTGGCTGTGGCACAACGTCATCGAGCCGGTGTGGGAAGGCATCAAGACAGCGATCAAGTTCGCCATTGACTTCATCAAGGCCGAAATCAACGGCTGGATGGCGATATTCCACTTCATCGAGGACGTGTGGCACGGCCTGGTCGACACCGCGCATGCGGTGTGGCAGGGCATCGTCGACAAGTTCACCGGCGTAGTCAATTTCGTTAAGGAGCTGCCCGGCAAGATCACCTCGGCCGCTAAGGGCATGTGGGACGGCATCAAGGACGCATTCAAGTCGATGATCAACAGCCTGATCGACATGTGGAACGGGCTGGCCGACAAGATGACGTTCACCGTTCCCGACATTCCCGGCGTGCCGCGGCGCGGCGAGAGCCTGCACCCGATCCCGAATATCCCGCGGCTGGCGACCGGCGGCCGGATCAGCGGGCCGGGCACCGGCACGAGCGACAGCATTCTGGCGCGGGTCGCTAACGGCGAGTTCATCACCAACGCCGCCGCGACGGCGCGCAATCTGCCGCTGCTGCGCGCAATTAACGGCGGTGCGCCGCTGTGGGAGCTGATCAAGGCGCTGCCTCGGTTCGCCGAGGGCGGCCTCGTGTCGGCGCGCGAGCTGGTCGGCTTCGCCCGCGGTGTCGAGGGCAAGCCGTACAAGTGGGGCGGCGTCAATTGGGGCGACTGCTCGGGCGCGGTGTCGGCGATCGCGAACTACGCGACCGGACGCGACCCGTTCGGCTCGCGCTTCGCGACCGGCTCAGAATCGGCTGAATTGGCCTCTCGCGGGTTCAAGCCGGGCCTCGGCCCCAGGGGCTCGCTGAGCATTGGCTGGTTCAACGGCGGGCCGTATGGGGGCCATACAGCGGCCACCCTGCCCGACGGCACTCATTTCGAGATGGGCGGCGCCCGCGGCGACGGGCAGTTCGGCGGCCGGGCCGCCGGTGCCGACGACCCGCAGTTCACCGATCACGCGCACCTGCCGCCCGAGTTTTTCTCAGGCATGGACGGCGGCGCCCCGACGATCGGCAGCGCCACCAGTGCCCGCGGGAGCGGCTCGACGTCGGGTAGCGGCGGGTTCCGTTCGGCCACCGACGACGAGCTGCGCTCATCGTCAGGCAAGGTCGACTCGGCCAACTCCGCGGCGGCTGCGGCCGACCGTGCTGTCGACGACAAGCAGTACGCGCTCGACAAGGCCCAGCGTGACCTCGAAATCCTCAAGGGCAAGAAGCACACCGAGGCGCAACTGCAGGACGCCGAGCACCGGGTCGAGAAGGCCGACCGCGACCTGGCCGTCGCCAAAGAGAAGCAGGCGAAGGCTCACGATAAGGCCGCCGAGGCGCAGCAGGCCGATAACGACCTGCGCACCAACGGCGTCGCCCAAAAGGGCAAGGGCGGCAAGGGTAGCGGCGGCATGGACGGCAGCGACCTGGGCAAGACGTTCGTGTCGGGCGTGCTCGAAAGCATTGGCCTCGACGGCTCGGTGTTCTCGAATCCGCTTGAGTGGCCGACGATCAAGTCGCTGTTCGCCGGTGTCAACTACCTCGGCGGGCTGCTGTCAGGTAAGGGCCAGGACGGCGAGGGCGACAGCCCCGGCGGGTTCGCCAGTGGCGTCGCCGACGGTGTCGGCCTGGGCTCGCTGCTCAAGGGCCTGGGCAGTCCGATCAACGGCGAGGAGGCGGGCTGGACCCCGCAGTCTGGCAGCCCGGCGCTGGCGCCGGGTGAGTTCAACCCGGCGACGATCGGCGGCGGCTCGGTCGCCGAGGGCGCGGTCGACGCTATGTCGGCGTTCGTGCCGAGCGCGGCCAGGGCCGCCCAGGGCGATCAGCCTGCGCAGGTTGACAACTCGATCAACTTCACCGGCCCGGTCGGCATGGACCCGGTCGCGCTGCGCTCGCAGATCCACAGCGAGCAGAACGCCCGCACCCGTTCCACGGTTCGGCGCGTCTAGCTAACCGCCGGCGAGCCGACGCAAACAGGCATTGACCTGCAGCGTCGGCTCGTCGTGCTCGCTTTCCAGCAACTTCTAATTCATGTGAGGCGGTGAAGCGCGGTCATGTCTTGGATGCACGACGATTTCTGGCTCGACCCGCCCAAGTATCCGAATGACTGGCAGGGCCGCCCGGCGTACCCCGAGGAGAATCCGGCGCACCCGCACTTTCAGCGGATGGGCGCCTGGCACGACCTCGGTAAGAACGGCGAGTACCTGCGGTCGACGGCGACCAAGTGGTATTACTGCCACCCGTCGAACGGCAAGGTGTGGCACCTCGCCGGGCCGGGCCGCGGCCGTGAGGGCGTCGTGATGGCGCGCGAGCTTGAGGGCGTCATGCAGCCCGATTTCGAGATCCGTTGGAGCGAGGGCGCGTACACGATCGGCGCCAAGCCCGAGCGCGTCGACTACAAAAAGCGGCGCATCAACCTGGGCGTGGCGATTCAGCCCAACCTCAACGCGGAGCGGATCGAGGAGCCTAATTCGTTCTCGTACCGCATGATCGAGGACTCGTGGTGGTCGTCGTGGTCTGAGACTGTGCCCGGTTTCCTGGGCTCGTTCACGCGCACGCATGGGTTCCGTTGGCTGCGTGTGCTGCTCGGCGAGGCGACCAAGGGCGCGCTGTCGATCGACCCGACGGGCAACGACAACAACTCGGTCATTCACAACATGGCCGTCGACGCCGCCTGGCCGTTCTACGCCAAGCGCCCGCTCAAGCGTGTATGGAAGGTCAACCCGGCCGACGTGTACGCGAAGGGCAAGGCCGAGGGCGTTATCGCGATCGCCAACCGCGGGACGTGGGAGTCGTGGCCGAAGTTCCTGGTGCGCGGCTCGGGCGAGGTGTGGATTCAGGACGGCATCGAGGGCCGGATGGTCAAGCTGCCCAAGCTGTATGACACCGACGGCGCGTACATGATGGTCGACACCGACCCGACGGCGCGCACGATCACGACCGAGAAAGATCCGGTCGACGGCCAGCTCGTCAAGTATCTGCGTAACAGCCAATTGCTCGATCTGCTGCTGCACGACGTGACGGCGTCGCGGCTACCGGCGCAGCGGCGCATCCCCGGCGGTATCGGTTTCGACGGCAAGATCCCGCCGCGCACGGTGGCGCACATCAAGGTGTCGCACACCAACCCGCAGGGCTCAATCACGTGCATCATGCCGCAGTATTACCGGATGGCGTGGTCGTGACGGCGACGCTGTTGGAGCCGCCGCGGATCGGCGTCAACGGGCCGCCCGACCCTGTGCGCGACCCGATTTCGGCGTACACGTACCTCGACGCGCGGCGCGAGGTGATCGACGAGGAGGCCCGCGCCCGGCCGCTCATTCGCTTGTGGGACAAGCAAATGCAGTACATAGGCACGGTCGCCGCCGAGAAGTCGGTCGACGCCGAGGAGATGCTGCACGACACCGGCACCGGCGACATTGTGCTGCGCGGCGACGACTGGCTGGTCGAGTTCATGCGCTCGGACGTGCGCAAGGACGAGGACTTGCACATCACGATCGACCCGTACCCGCACCGGCGTAACTGGCGGTGGCGGTGGAACGCGAAGGTCACCAATGTGCGCGTGCGGCGCGGCGAGGACGGTCTGCGCACGGTCACGCTTGAGTGCTCGCACAACCGGGAGCATTGGAAGCACCTCTATTTCGGCGCAACGCCTTTCATGCCGCCGGAGGTGCAGCCGCTTCGCGCCTGGCTGCTGCCGGGCAACACTCGGACCATTATCGCCACAACGGGTTTCATCAACCTGGCGCGCAACTATTGCCCGCTGTTGGCGCTGCCGACGCAGGTACTCAACCCCGGCGCGTGGCTCGGCGAGGGCAGCAATCCGCTGAACCTCAACCCGTTAAATTGGCCTGTCCAAATGCAATTCGTCAATCCGGTGTTCGACCAGTCGCGCTTTAGCGTGATCATGTCGCGCTGGGCTGACGCGCATAGCGTCACCGAGGCGATGCTGAAAGACGCGGGCTGCAATGTGCGCGCGTACATGTGGCTGCCCGAGGACGAGGACAGCCCGCACCCCGAGCTGGCGGCGATCGTCGGCGAGAAGCTCGCCCGGCCGACTCGGGCGTGCATTGTGCTTGCAGTGGAGGACAATTCAGGCCGCACCGGCTGGACCGGGACCGCCGCCGACGGTTTCATGCAGCTTATCGGCGTCACTGGCGACGACATGATCCGCGAGGTCGTCGGACAGATCGACGACAAGGGCCGGATCATCGACCCGATAACCAAGGCAACGCTTTTCGGCAAGCTGCTGGGCACCGCCCCGTCGATCCCGAGCGTGGTATTCCGCGACACCGAGCACTCGTCGATCATCACGGCCGAGCACTCGATGTTCCGCGCGAAGGCCCAAAAAATTCTCACAGGCGGCAAGAGCCCTGGGTGGGTTAACCAGCTCCAAACCTTCGCTATCCGCTATGCGTTATCCCAACTGGCGCAAGTGATTAACTACGGTATCGGTGCTTACGAGCAGCCCGGCGCCGAGGGCCTCGACAACCTCTACCAGGGCCAATTCGACGACACGCTGCTCGCGTTCATCCAGTTCACAGATCCGTTGCGCGCCATGCGTTCTGGGCCGTACGGGTACCTCGAACACTTCGAGCAGGGCAGCGGGTCGGCGTACACCGTCAGCTCGGGAATGACGCTGCGGCAAGGGCATTGGAAAACTCGCCCATACCAGGCGTTCAAGGTGCAGGTACGCAACGGCGGCAACGCCGGAACGCTTTACTACGATTTCGACCTCGGCACTCGCGCCCTGTTCGAGATTGACCGCATTCTGCACGTCGACCAGGTGTCGGCGATCAAGCTGCATTACGACGAGAACACGCCCAAGACGTTCGACCTCGTGATCGGCGACGACAGCGAGTCGGAAAGCCCGCTCGCCTCGATTACCCGCACCGCTCAGCACCTTTGGGGTGCCCTCGCAATGCTATTCGGATCGGGAGATTTGTTCTGATGCAAAAGCCGAAACTCACGCCGTACGAGGACATGTCGCCGCGCGCCCAGGCGATGCACGACATTGCCGACGCGCTGCAGTACCCGGTCGACAACATGGGCCGCCGGTACGACGTGCGCTACCTCATCCCGGTGCTGGCGTTTCACCTGGCGCGGGCGGGCTGCGTCGTCGACCCCGAGCGGGCGCTCATCAAACCGCGGCGGCTGCCGCCGTCGCCGGGCGTCATCGAGGACGCGGTCGAGTGGGTCGACGTCGACGCCGAGGACAGCATCGACGACGAGCTGGCCGGGGCGACCCTCGACGACCTCGACCGGCTGTCACCGGCGGCCCGCGCCGAGCTGATCCGCCGCCTGGGCGGTGACGGCACGAAAGTGGCCGAGGCCGAGGCAGATACACCGCTCGACGACCGCACGCCGTGGCACGTCGAAACGTCGATTCAGTTCGACGACGACACCGACAGCTAACCGCCGGCAAAACCGCCGATCACACCGCTGACCTGCGGTGGCGCTGCTGCGCGCCGCCAGGTCGGCAAACAACGAATAGGAGCGACCTAGTCATGGCCGAAATCCCCGCGACCGGCGACGCCGTCAGGCTGTTTCAAACGCTGCTGTCGGCGACCTGGTACGGAATCGTGCGCAGTAAGGACGATCCCGGCGGCATGGCCGCGACGCTGGAAATGATCGACGACGAGGCGGTCATCACCACCGACGTGCTGATCGGCCCGAAGGGCGACAAGGGCGAGAACGCCCCGCTGGTCGACCTGCAGTGGCCGCCGCTTGAGCAGGCCGCCGACCTCGAACCGCTCAAGGCGTCGCTCGGCCCGACCGACAAGGGCAAGGCGTGGTGGATCGGGACGCTGGTCTATGTCTGGACAGGCAGCAAGTTCGAGGCGGTGCGCCCCGGCCCGGCCGGGCCGCCTGGGGCGACCCCGCTCATCACGGCGTCGTGCGAAACGATCCCCATGTCGGAGCGCGGCCCCGACACCAAAGACGAGGTGATCCCGTCGGGCACTTCGCTTGCGCCGCACCTGCATTTCCGGCTGCTCGCGCCGCAAGGCCCGCGCGGGCCGTCGACGAACATTCTCGACGCCCCCGACTACGACAACAGCAAGGCGCCCGAGGACGGGCAGACCCCGGTGTGGTCGTCGGTCAAGCAAAAGTGGGTGCCGTCGAGCTTCGCGCACAAGCACCCGCGGCTGTACAGCGTGCCCGAGGCGGCGTTTCAGAACTTCACCGGCGTGGCGCAGCGGCACCCGATCCTGACGTACGTCGTCGAGGCGCAGGACTATGCGTGGACGCCATACGTTCTCGGGCACCTCAAGGCGTTTGGCGTTGAGCTTGACCAAGATCCGCTGACGATCGGCTGCGAGGTGCGCCTCGGCGACCCGACGACCGGCGACCTGGTCGCCCGCGGGTTCGGCAATATCGCGAGCTGGGCGCACATCGTGCCGCACTACTCGACGAGCAGCGACCCGGCAACCGCGGTGGCGCCCGGCAACGGCGTCGCCGTCGTGCCCGCCGGGCAGACCGCGCAGATCAGCGTCAGCCTCTACAACGACGGCCTGCTCGGCGCCTACATCTTCAACCGGCGCGGCGCGCAACTGTCCATCCTCACGATCCCGACAGGAGATGAGTAAGGCCGTGGCATACACCAGGACGTACAGCACGACCGTGCCGCTTGAGCCCGGCACCGACCGCGAGCTGGCGCTGTGGCTCGTACGGGAATCGTTCGAGCGCAAGGCCGAGGGCGACGCCCTGGTGCTCGTCGAGTTCGAGCACCGCGACGTCGACCCCGACGACCTGCCGCCGAAGGCCGAGAAGCAACTCGGCCGCCCGCTAACCGATTTCGAGTGGGTCGAGTACACAGGGGTGGGGCGCCGTGCCGAGGGCGTATGACCGGCGGCAGCTCGTCGTCGACCGCGACCCGCTGCGTCAGCTCGTACCGGACCCCGGCAAGCTGCCGAAGCTCGACCCGCGCGAGTTTTACGACGGGTTCCTGCGCGGCATCAAGCTGCTAACGGGCATCGACCTATCGTCGCCCGAGGCGCTGGTCGTCAGCATCATCGAGCTGCTGAAAGATCGTATCGGCGGCGGCGCCCTGGACCCGGCCGAGCTGCTCGCGATCGTCGGCAAGATCCTCGGTTTCGCTGGCACGCCGACAAGCGTCGACGAGCTGGCGGCGTGGGCCAGTGGCGCGCTGTTCGGGTTAGTCAATCCCGGCCGCCTGCCGGTGATCCCGGTGTCACAGATCGGGCACCTTGTCACGAGCCTGCTACCTAACGGCATGTTCGGCGGCGCCTCGTCGATCATCGACCCGTTTGGGCGGTGGCTGTTCGACGCCCGCGACGGCGGCTCGGCACGCGCGACGGCCGACGGCACAGTCAAGGAGCTTCACTCGACCGACCTGATCACGGTCACGCCCGGCCAGGTGCTCGACGTCGTCGGCAAGGTCATGTGGAGCGGCCTGGCGGCTATCGGCAGCCCGATCGAGCTGGGCCTGACCGCCTACAGCGACACGCTCGGCGAGAACGTCGCCGGAAGGCCCTCTATTGCGCGGCCTGCCGGTCAAACCGGCACGGTCGGGTGGAAAGACCTCACCGGCAGCTACACCGTGCCGCAGGAGGGCGTTAAGGCGGTGCGCGTGCGCGTCACCGTGGGCAGCGACGCCACCGCAGGCGACGTGTGGTTCAGGGGCGTCGACGCTTTCAAGAGTGGCCTGCTGCCGATCGGGCTCGTCGATAACCTGTCGGCCCGGCTCGCCGCGCTGCTCGGCGTCGACGTGTGGCAGTCGTTCCTCGACGCCGCCAAGGGCGCCGCGGGCGGGCAGATCAGCGACCTGATCAACCGCATTGTGCACCTGGGCGTTAACGGCACGTTCGACGCCTCGCAGCTCGTGAACGTGCCCAACATGCCGACGCTGCCGGGCACGAAGGTCGGCGGCATCACTGGCGGAAATATCCTGCAGGACATAAGCCGCCACGTCGACAACGTGGTCAACAAGTTCCTCGGCATGACGGGCTCGGGGCACGCGCTCGACGACGCCGCGGCGGCTATGGGCACGATCTACAGCCAGGTTCGCACAAGCGCGCAGCAGCTCCAAGACATGATCGCCTCACAGGCGGGCGATGCGCACTCGGGCAAGTCGTTTCGCATCAGCTTCAACGAGTATCCAAACGGCGCGTTCCCCGAAGTGTTCGACATGACGTACTCGGGCTCGGGCTCGGGCTACGCGGAGGTTCGCGACGGCAAGGGCACCTGGCACAAGGTCGCCGACGGCGACCGCGAGGTCATGGGCAAGCACAGCGGCGACACGCTCACCGACTACCAGGCCATTAGCGGCACGGTGGCGTCGCCGATGGACAACGGCGCGCGTAACTGGCTGTTCGGCAGGTGCAACGCCGCTAAGACGACGTTCGTGTATGCGTTCGGCACCCGCAACTCGCTGCTCGATTTCCGCGCCGAGCTGGGCTGCTTTGTGAACGGCGTCAAGTACGTGTTCCGGTCGAATGTTCAGGCAAACCCAAACTTCAACCTCGCGCTGAAAATCGGTACGGGCAAGGGGCTGCGCAACTTTCAAGTGATTTCGGGTAACGAGGTCATCATCGACTACACCGACACCGCGGGCGTGAGCCAGGTCGGCGAGAACTTTCGGGGCTGGGGTTTCATCAGCTCGACGAGCAACAACGGCAACAACGTGCCCGCCGAGGCGGTGCTCATCACTTGCGCCGACTCGGACCCGGCCGCCGCGATCGGCTCGGGCGCGAAGATGTCGCGCACGAGCACCGCCAGAGTGAGCGTTACGTCGGGGCGTCGCGTGTTCCCGGTGAACTTCTATCAGTCGCTTGACCTAGCAACGCCCGACATATTGCCCGATGTGCCCAACGGGAGGTTTACCGTCGCACTGAGCGGTTGGTATCGCGTCGAGATTGGGTTCCGCACCACGCCAAGCGCGTTCGCCTTTATGTGGAACTTCGCCCCGGTGCTGTTCAGGAATGGCGGCGTCGAACGGATCGGCACCGACGCTTACGCCTTTTACTATTTCGGCGTTGGCGCTGGCGCCCGGTTCGCGCAAACGAGTTTCGGCGTGTACCTCAACGCGGGCGATGACGTGCAGGCCGGTTATGACGCGGGCGGCAACTACAACAACCTGATTCAAGGCGAAGCGTCAGGCGTCGAAACGTATTTCAGCATTTCCCTACTCAACAGGAGCCTTGGATAAATGGCAGAGATCGACAACACGCCTGCAGTGGTTGAGGCGATCGCGCAGCACCTCGGCGACGACATGTCGGCCGAGCAGGTCGCGAACGTGTTGGCCGCGTGGAACAACGTGCGCGGCGGCGACCCGGTCGGCATGGTGCGCCGCGACGAGGACACCGGCAAGGTCGCCCACCGCGTCGAGGCTCACGGTGTGCAGCAGTGGCGGGTCAGCTCACCGGACGGCGAGCTGTACAACGACCTGCAGCCGACGCTGCCCTGGCCGGTGCTGTTCGACCCGCGCTAATGCCTTGGACGCCAACGCCCCTGCCGATTACCCGCCAGGGGCCAGGCTGGACGACTGACCCGCGGCCGTTAACGCGCCCACCGCTGCGGCCGGGCTGGTTCGTGTCGCTGCACGAGCTGGCCGCCGCCGCGAGTATCAGCACCGGCGACGCCAGGGTGGTCGTGCAGGCCGTCGCCGAGGCGCGCGGCATCAGCCACGCCGACGCGGCGCTGCTTGTGTACATGATGGCCCAGGCGTCGAGCGCGAGCGCGGCCACCGCGGCGGTTGTCGAGCATCAATTCGCCGACGCCCCCGCGGTTTCGGTGAGCGCAGCCCGCTTCGACGTGGTGCCGCAGCTTGTCGCCGAGGCGCTCGGCGTCGACGTCGCCACCGCGGCGATCGTGCTCAGGGCGACCGGCTCGGCCAGCTCGGCGAGCGGCGCCGCGGCGACCAACGCATTCCCGGCGACGGCGCCGCTACCGCAGCAGTTCACGGCCGCGGGTAACTACACGTACGCGATCCCGTACTGGTGCCGGTTCATCGACGTTGTCGTGCTCGGCGGCGGCGGCGGCGGCCAGGGCTCGGGCTCGTCGCTCGTCGACGGGTTCGGCGCCAAGGCTGGCGATTGGGCTACGTGGACACTTGAGCGCGGCGTCGACATTGCATGGACACTCGCGACGATCACCGGCACGGTTGGCAATTTCGGCGCCGGTGGTAACGCCGGTGCTGGCGCTTTCCCTGGCATTCCGGGCGCGCCTGGCAGCGCCAGCACTGCGGTTGCGACCGGCAAGGGCACGCTGCGCGGCGACGGCGGGCCTGGTGGGGCGCTGGGCATTTGGGGCGCCGACAAGTCAGGGCAAGGCCCCGGCACCCTCAACTACAACGGCCAGGACTACGTCGGCGGCACGAACACCGCCAACCAGGGCAGTGCTAAGGGCAACCCGCCGGGCGGTGGCGGTGCTGGCGCCGCGGGCGGCATCTTTATCGGCTCTAAGGGCGGCGACGGCGCGGTGGGCCGCGTGTGGTTCCGCGCATACCAGTGAGGGGGCGGGGCAATTGAGTGACCCTGACGACGATTACACGTTCTGCGTCTACTACGAGGGCCAGCCGGTGCCCGGCGGGCCGTGGCAGCCGTACGTTGCGGTGGCGCCGAGCCTGGCCGACGCCGAGCAGTGGGTCGAGCTACTCGCTGCGGCCGTCGACGGCAACCCGTACGTGCGCAACCTGACGGTCGGCTACGCGCCCAAGCTCACTTGGCAGCCCTGGCCGCCCGGCGACGGCTGACCGCATGCTCGCTGGCGCTGATTACAGCCTGGCGGGTTTCGTAGCACGTGCGCCTCGCCCGTAGCTAACCGCCGGCAAAAACTCGAGCACCCCCACTCACCTGCGGATACCTCGCGAACGAGCGCGAGGTCGGCAAACACTGGATAGGAGCACCGTGGCAGCATCCGACGCATTCAAGCGCGCGATCGCCGACGCGATCGGCGCCCAGGGCGCAGTGATCAGTCTGCACTCGGCCGACCCTGGCACGAGCGGCGGCAACGAAATCTCGGGCGGCGGCTACGCCCGCAAGACAACCGCGTGGGGCGCGGCGGTCGTCGTGTCAGGCGGCCCCGACGACGGCAAGGCGAAGATCACCGGCAGCACGCAACAGTTCAACGTGCCTGGCGGCGTGCCGATCACGCATTACGGCGTGCGCAGCGCGGGCGGCGCGTTCCTGTACGGCAAGCCGCTGGCGCCCGGCGCGACGCTCAACGGCAACGGCGTTGTCGACGTCACCCCGACGCACACCTACGACCTCCCTTAATTCGCGGGATATGAAGCGAGGAGCTGAATCTTGACCGAGAAGGTTCTGCCGTACGACCGCGCGATCGTGCCGCAAGAGACCGGGTATTGGTGTGGCCCGGCGTCGACGCAGATCGTGCTGAACACGCGCGGCCTGATCGTGCCCGAGGCGACGCTCGCCCGCGAGATAGGCACGACGGTCAACGGCACCGATTACGTCGGCCTGATCGAGCGGGTGCTCGACCTACGGGTGCCCGACGCCCGGTACACGTCGGTGTACATCGAAAACGACCCGCCGACCGCTGCGCAGCGTGAGGCGTTGTGGCGCAACCTCAAGCGTTCGATCGACGCCGGTTACGGCGTGGTGATGAATTGGGTGGCCCCGCCGAGCAACTACCCGCGCGGCGTCAAGGGCTCGGTGTCGCCCCGCTATGGCGGTGGCACGGTCTATCACTACGTGGCGGCGATGGGCTACGACGACGCGGGCGCGCGTGCGGTGTGGATCGCCGACCCCGGCTTTCAGCCGCAAGGCTATTGGATCTCGTTTGATCAGTGCGCGTCGCTGATCCCGCCGAAGGGCTACGCCTACGCCGACGTTGACGCGGCGCCCGCGGCGCCGATCGACCCCGACGCCCAGGCCGCCGACGCGCTCATGCGCCTAATGGGCGGCTCGGTCCCGTTCGACCGCTACCGGGCGCTGCTGCCCGCGGCGCAGCAGTGCCTCGCCGACTGCGAGTGCACAACGATCGAGCGGATTGCGATGTGGGGCGCGCAGGTTGGGCACGAATCGGTCGGCCTCAAGTACATGACCGAGCTGTGGGGGCCGACCCCGGCGCAGCAGGGCTACGAGGGCCGTGTCGACCTCGGCAACACGCAGCCCGGCGACGGCTACAGGTTCCGCGGGCGCGGGCCTATCCAAGTGACCGGCCGCCGGAACTACACGGTGCTGTCGCAGTGGGCTCACGGCAAGGGCCTGGTGCCGACGCCGACCTATTTCGTCGACAACCCTGACGAATTGGCAAGTGACCGTTACGGGTTCGTCGGCGTCACTTGGTACTGGACGACGCAACGGCCGATGAACGACGCGGCCGACGCCCGCGACCTCGTGCGCGCAACGCAGTACATCAACGGCGGCCAGACCGGCATCGACAACCGCCGCGACCGCTACAACAGCGCCCTGGCAATGGGCGCCGACCTGCTCAAGATCCTGAACGGAGGCGATGATTTCATGGGTGCACTGACCGCTGCCGAGCAGCGCGAAATGCTCGACCTGCTGCGCTGGCTCGCAGCGCCCGACACCGGCGAACTGCGCAAGCGGTTCCCTCACCGTTCGATGTATGCGACCGGGCCGGAACTGGACACCTTTGCGGGCCGCGCAATTTCGGCGCACGCTTTCGGCTGGGACCAGCGCGTCGAGGCCAGCGCGATGCGCGGCGAGCAGTGGGCGATCGACAACGTGCGCGCTGCCGCCGCGGGCACGGCCTGGGGCGTACGGCAGACCCCTGACGGCAAGCCTGACCCGTTCCTGGTCGGCGTCGCCAAGCAGTACCTCGTCGAGCTGGCGAAGGCGGGCGTGATCGACGGCAAGCCCGCGACACCGGCGCCCGCACCGGAGGCGCCCACGTCGCCGGTCAAGGCGTCCTGCGCGCTGTCTGCGGCCGGGTGCGTGGTGGCTGACGCGACCTCGGGCGGTGACTGCGCCCTGTCCACCGACGGCACCGGCAAGTGCGTCGTCGCCGCCGCGACCGAAGCTGGGAAGTAACCGACATGGCGACGGTTGACTACCGGCTCGGCATGTCGGGCGACCAGGTGAAAGTCATCAAGCGGCTGCTGATCGACGGGTACTACTACGTGCGTGAACGCTATCCGCGGATGACGGCCGCCAGTGACGTCTATGACGTGTACACGCAGGCGTCGATCGTCGAGTTTCAGTTCCGCGCAGGGCTTCCCGTCACCGGCGTAGCTGACTACGCGACGCAGGTTCGCCTCGGCGCGGTGGTTCCGCCGCCGCCGCCGCGGCAGCGCATCATGGTGCTGACGTTTAGCGGCACCTCGGCCGACATGTGGACCGGCTACCCGGCCGACGTCGCGCGTGCGCTCGACCCGTCGATCTTCTACTGGCAGCCAGTGTGCTACGGCCCCAACGGCATCCCGGCGATATTCCCGATGGGTTCGAGCGCCAAGAGCGGCGAGGTCGAGGGGCTGCGTCTGCTCGACGAGAAGGCAGGCGATTTCGACTACATCGTGCTGATCGGCTACAGCCAGGGCGCGCTGCCCGCGTCGCGGCTCATGCGGCGCATCCTGTCGGGCGACCTGCAGCGGTTCAAGGCCAAGCTGATCGCCGGTGTCACGTTCGGCAACCCGATGCGCGAGAAGGGGCACACGTTCCCCGGCGGCGCCGACCCCGGCGGCCACGGCCTCGACCCGCAGTGCCTCGTGAACACGCCCGACTGGTGGCACGACTACGCCGCCAAGGGCGACATTTACACCGTCGGCTCGGGCGGCAACGACGAAACGGCCAACGCCGACATGACGTTCATTTACCAGCTCGTGCAGGGCGACATTCTGGCGATGCTGTTCGGCACCGGCAACCCGCTCGACATTCTCGGCGCGCTGGGCGGTGGCCTGCTCGGCGGGTTCGGTGGCGGCGGCCTGCTCGGCGGTAACAAGGGTGGCCTGCAGTTGCCGAGCGGCCTGGTGCTGCCCGGCGTCGGGCTCGGCCAGGGCGGCGCCCTTACGCAGCGGCAGCGCGGCCTCGTCGAGGCGGTGCTCGCGCTGCTCGCTAACCCGTTCGCCGAGGTTCCGCCCGCGGTCAAGGCGATTGTGTCGGGTATCGGGTTCGTCGCCACCAACCCGCCGACGGCGCCGCACATCGAGTACCACATTCGCGAGGCTGCGCCCGGCGTGACGTATTTCCAGCACGCGATCGACTACCTGCGCCAGGTCGGCGCGTCCGTCGCCGCACGCGCGGCCTGACCCGAGGAGCCCAAACCGATGATGTCCGTTTTGGATCTGCGCTCGCGCGACGACGCGCGGCGCTTCATTCACAGCGTCGCCCCGGCGGTCGCCGTGCTGATGGTCAGCATGGGTGTGCTCGACCGCAACGTCGCGATGCTCGGCGTGGCCGTGGTGCTGGCCGTGTTCAACGACACGCTGGCGCACATCAACTCGTCCGACTCGTTCCGCAAGTGGTTCTATCCGGTGCTGACCTCGGCCACCACAATGCTGATCGGGCTGGGCATGGTGACCGACGAGCAGCTCACACCGTGGATCGCGATTATCACAATTCTGATCGGCGGCGGTGTCGCAGCGAAGAATGCGACGCCCGAGGAGCCCGAGGCCGACGACGACGAGGAGCCCGCGGCCGACGACGACGAGCCGTCGGGCAAGCACGCGACGACATGACGCCCTTGCGGGCGGTGTCGGGCATGCTGGCTCGTGCTGACAACGCCTCGGCGGCGAAGCTGGACGGCATGCGGGGGATGCCATGACGTACCGCTACGTCGAAAACCGGGTGCTGCGTTTCGTGCAGCTCGCGCTGCTCGTCGACGCCCTCGTGCGCGGCGCGAGCTGGATCGCGACCCCGGCGAGCGGCATACCCCCAGCGATCGGGCTGGCCGCCGAAGGCACCGCAGCCATGTGGATATGGGGCGTCGTGTTCGCCGTGTTCGGCATCTTGGGCCTGCTCGGCGAACTGTGGATGCACCTGGGCGAGTCCGAGCATCGAGTGTGGCCGTCATTCCTGGCGCACGCCGCGCTGCTGTTCCTGTTCGCCGGGCTGGCCCTGTCGGCGCTCAACAACGTAATCACAACGCACGCAACGGACGGGTTCAGCGCCCCATACACTTTCGCCCTCCTCGCGTTGCTGCATTGGGTGTTCGCGAGGCGGCGGAAGCATGCCAACTGATCTGATCGACCGGCTGCCGCAGCAGTGGGTCGGCATCGTCGTCCTGGTGCTGTTCGTCGTCTACGTGGCCGGGCAGCTCATCGAGAAATCCGAGCGCGTCGCGAAGCTGCTGCCCCTCGGCGTGTGGTGGCGCGAGCGCAACCGGCGCAAGTCTGCGGTCGACCCGGCGGCGCTGACCCGCGCGGTCGAGGAGGCTCGGCACGCCTGGTCGCGCGAGGAGAACGCCGCCCTGTCGGCCCTTGAGAGCCGCGTCGCCGTGATCGCCGCGATTTCGGAGCACCAGGCCATCAACATCAAAGAGCTGCAAGACTCCGTGCGGGCGTTCACCGCGTTCTCTGTGTACGACGCGCGCTGGCACCACCGCGCCGACGTCGCGCTCGCCGACTGCCCCATGTGCAACCTGCCCGAGCACCTCGACTATTTCGCGTTCGAGCGGCTGTGGCGCGAAGATCCGGCCGCCGCGGCGAGGTTGCCTGTATGAGCCTCGCTGACCGCCTCGGGCCGCTGACACGAGCCCCGATCGGCTGCGCGGTGTGCCGCTGGTACGAGGGCCTCGACGACGGCGACCGGGCGACGTTCGACTCGTGGGTCAACGGCGGCGGCAGTATCTCGCAGCTATGGCGCGAGTGCTGCGCCGACCCCGACAGGCCGCTGCATATCAGCCGCCCCCGTTTTTCCGAGTGCATCAACCAACACCACCGCGGAGGCCCACGTGTCGCTAGCTGACCGGCTGAGCACCCCGGCGGTGCCCGACGAGAAGTACCGCCCGTCGGTCGAGTTCGACAGCCGCGGCGCGACGATCGACACCGGCGCGGTCGAGCAGGAGCCCGGCCAGCCGCCCGAGTACGCCGAGCTGCTGCGCCAGGTCGGCCGCGACCCCGAGCGGTTCCGGCTCGTGGCGATCGACCGCGAGAAGCACTGGCAGGTGCCTTACCGCCCGATCGAGGGCACCGACGAGCGCGGCAAGCCGATCCTCGGCGAGCTGACGACCAAGTGGCTCGCGAGCTACTCGCTGCGCGTCGAACCTATCGACCAGGGCGGCAACGACCTTGAGGCGGTGATCGCCGAGGCCCGCAAGCGGCCCACGATCGAGCCCGGCCAGCTCGGCTCGCCGTATTGGTTCGTGTTTCAGGGCGGCGACCTGCAGCTCGGCAAGCGCAGCCGCGACGGCTCGACCGAGCAGATCGTCGAGCGGTTCGTGCAGTCGGTCGAGGCCGCCAAGGCTCAATTGCACGCCTGGGCGCCCCTCGGTATCGCTGGCGTGCAGATCAGCCTGCCCGGCGACTGTTTGGAGGGCGTCGTGTCGCAGGGCGGCCGTAACTCGTGGCTGACGCAGGAAACGATCGCCGAGCAGACCCGGCTGCTGCGGCGGCTCATGGTGTACACGATCGACGAGCTGGCGGCGGCCCCCGAGGTCAAGCTCGACGTCGTCGGCGGCAACCACGACGACGCTAACCGGCAGTGGAACACCAAGCCGGGCGACAATTGGGCGACCGAGGCGGCGATCGCCGTCGACGACGCCCTCAAGCTCAACACCGCCGCGTACGGGCACGTCGAGGTGCGCGTGCCTGAGTCATGGTCGGGACACATGACCGTGCCGGTGGGCGACACCGTCGTGACCGTGATTCACGGCCACCAGTGGCGGAAGGGGCAGGCCCTCAAGTGGTGGAGCGAGCAGGCGGTGCACAACCAGCCGCCCGGCGCCGCGCACGTGCTGCAGCATGGGCACTGGCACACCGCCGCGTGGGAGGCGCACGCCACCAAGACGATCGTGTGCTCGCCGACGTTCGACTGCGGCAGCGATTGGTACCGCGAGCGGCACGGCGCCGAGTCCCGGCGCGGCGCGCTGACGTATCTGCTGCGCGGCGGCGAGGTGTCACGGCTCAGCGTGGTGTGACATGCCCCTGAGCGTTTGGGTGCTGCGAGCCACGGCCGTCGACGGGCACTGCTATGTGTTCGTCGCGGAGAGCGAGCGCGGCGTGCTGACGCAGTTCAAGGCTTACCTGGTGGACACCGGGCAATTCAGCGACCAGTTCGACATCGACTGGTGCATGGTTCGACACCACGTAGCTAACCGCCGGCAAAAACTCGAGCGCCCCCGCTAAGCTGCAGCAATGCGCTGCGCCCGTCCGAAGTCAGCAAACAGCGCCCCTCGGCTCACGCCGGGGGGCGTTTCGGCGTTTCATGGGCTGTTGACGCGCCAACAGGTTTGCGCCTAAGCTGTTGGGTAGTCAACACCCCCAGCGGATAGGAGCCCAAGCATGACAACGGCATTCGCCGACCCGACGATCGAGGACGGTAACGACATGGCCCGAGGCAAGCAGGTGCGCATCGACGGCAAGGTGCGCACGATCCCGGCCGACAAGGTCGACCAGTACGAGGCGATGGCGGCCCGCATCGACGCCCTGTTCCCCGGCGACCGCGGGCACGAGCGCCAGGCCGCGCTGAAAGCCGCCGCGCGCTTCCTGCTCGGCGACCTGACCGTCAGCGGCGCCGGTGACGACCTCGACCTCGCCCGCCGGGCTGAGCAAGAGGCCGCCGCGGCGGCTCGCGCGGTCGCTATCTTGGCGATCGAGAACGGCGCCAGCGAGCAGGGCACGGCCCGCGAGATGGGCGTCGACCGGCTGACCGTGCGCAAGTGGAACGGGAAGGTAGACCGGGCATGAGGGCCGTTATTGGCGCCGCCCTGGCCGCGGTGGCTGTCGCCCTGGCGGCACCGGCGCACGCCGACCCGGTGATGGCTCACGACGCGGTGCTCGGCGCCAAGTGCGATCCGAGCGGCCCGACGTTCGGCTACACGCACGACGGCACCGAGGTGCTCGCCTGCCCGGCGTTCGGCCGGTGGGTGCAGACCGGCGGGTGGGCGGGCGTTCGCCAGCTCGGCGAGGCGTGCTCGGGGGAGGGCGCCGCGGTGTCGCCGAGCGGGCGCGGCCTGGTCTGCGTGACCTCGATCGCCTCGGGCGTGAGCACCTGGCAGCCCGGCCCGTAGCAGTCTGCTACACGAGGCGCCCCTGTCGATTCGTCGACGGGGGCGCTTTCGTGTTGACGGGTCAACAGCTCGCGGTGTACTGTTGAGGTATCAACAGCACTACGGGATAGGAGCCCAAAATGACCACAGCAACTTGGACTAAGGCCGAGGCCAAGGCGAGCGACCGCGAGTACGCCCGACTGGTCGGTATCGCCCAGGCCGCCAGCGAGGCCGTCAGCACCGCCCACGAGCGCGCCCTGACGGCCGCCGGTGCGAGCATGCAGTACCTCAACGGCGGTTACCGCCGCAAGGGCCTGAGCTTCGACCGTGGCCGCACCGAGGCCACCCTCGACCAGGCCCGCGCGATCGCTGCGGGCAAGGAGCAGTCGCCGAGCCGGTACGCCGACGTCGAGCGCGCCGCCGAGGCCGTCGCCCGGTTCGACGCCGCGGTCGTCGAGTACCGCGAGGCCAACGCCGCGGCCCGCGCCTGGGATGACGCGAATTACAAAGGGTGGCGGCGCTTTTTCCTGGTGCCCGGCGGCCACATTCACGAGTCGCGCGCCTGCAGCTCGCTGCGCATCACGACCATGATCGTGTGGCTGCCCGAGCTGTCGGGCGAGACTGAGGCCGAGGCGGTGGCCGAGCACGGCGCGCTGCTGTGCACCAAGTGCTTCCCGTCGGCGCCGGTCGAGTGGACCGTCGGCAACGTCGACCCCGACAAGTGCAACGGGCGCCCCGACATGGACCGCCGCCGCGGCCGGTACGCGCCGTGCCGCGAGTGCGGGTACGTCGGCCACATCACGACGCACGGCAACCTGCGCAAGCACAAGCGCGAGAGCGCCTGAGCGCCAACGAGAAACGCCCCCGACCCGGTCACACCGGCGGGGGCGTTTTCGTGTGCCTGCGGGGCGCTCAGCCGGGCAGGTGGCCCGGCTCGTCGGGCAGCACCGTGTCGGGCGTGACCGGGTATTCCTCCTGGGCGTTGATCTTCATGTCGACGAAATAACCGCCGTACGTGGTGCACGAGACATAGCTGCGGCCATAGCAGCTCGTGCGCGTCGGCACCTGGTGCGCCGGTGTCCACACGCTGCGCTTGCGATCCCAGCCCCCGTCGGGCCGGATCGGGCCGTCGCAGATCGTGCGCCGCTGGCTGCCCAGGAATCCCCACAGCACCGTGTCGCAGTTGGGGCCGAGGTCGCGATCGGGCGCGGCGTGCACCGGGGCGGCGGCCAGCACGGCACCGGCGCCGATGGCACCGGCGACGGCGAGCGTTGCGGCAGTCTTGAATCCGATCATCACGCGCTCCCGAGCGCCAAGTGGGCGCCGCCCGAGAGCATCGAGTCGTGCAGGATCAGCTCGGTTGCCTCGGTGCCGGGCGCCACGTCGAACGCGACGCGGGCCTGAATCGCGTTGCCGGGGTTAATGTCTCCGGTCCCGCCGTTCATGTACATGTCGGCTGCGCTGTGGGCGCTGTACTGGCGCCCCGCGGTGTCGACGAGCTTCTGGTTGACGCCCGAGAATGACCGGGCCTCGTTGCCGACGTTCTCGACCGACAGCGTGACGACGACAAACTCGCCTTGCGCGGTGGCCGTCATGTACGGGTTGCCGGTCGGGTCGCTGACCGTCTTGGCGCGCTCGACGCCGACGACGCGAAACTCGAACTTGCCGTCGCGCACCGCAGATCCGGCCGGTGCTGCGGCGCCCTTGCCCGGCGACGGCGTGCTCGACGCCGAGTGCGAGGCCGTGGCCGACGAGTGCGACGACGAGCTGGTCGAGTCGGTGTGCGAGCCGACGCAGGACGCGAACGCGATGAACGCGAAAACACCGCCCGCGGCGAGTGCTGCCTTTTTGTGCTTCATGGGTCTCCTATCCCTGTGTGGTGAAAAGCACTGTCAGCCTATGCGATCCGGCGACCGCGGGGGAGTGTTGAGCAGTCAACAGTTTGTATGCTACTGTTGAGGCATCAACACCTCGACGGGATAGGAGCCGACGACATGACCACCACCACCTACCAGGGCAAGACGTACGAACTGCACACCTACGTCGACCCGCACCCCGGCAAGGCCGCCCGCGACCGCGTGTACTGGACCGAGGACTGCATGCGCTGCGGCGGCTCGGGCGTGTACCGCTGGGTCAACGCGATGGGCAACTGCGAGGGCTCGTGCTTTGGCTGCTGGGGCACCGGCAAGGTCGAGCGCAGCCAGGCCGTGCAGACGTTGCGCAAGGCCGCCCGCGAGGACGCGCTGTGGCGCGAGTACGGCGACGAGCTGCGCGCCATGCACGCCGCGATCGCCACCGAGGCCGAGGCCGCCGCGAAGGCCGCCGAGCTGGCCGAGGCGTGGGACGCCGCGCACGCCGAGCAGGCCCGCCGGGCGGCGATGAACAACACCCCGGCCGGTGAGGTCGGCGAGCGGCTGCGCAACCTCGACGCCGAGGTGACCGTATCGGCCGGGTTCGAGCGCGACGCATACCGCGGCTATGGCACCGAGTACGTCAAGATCGTGGTTTTCCGGCTCGCCAGCGGCCAGGTGCTCAAGGCGATGGGCACCGGCCGCGACCTGTTCGGCCTCAACCGGGGCGACAAAGTGCGCGTGACGGGCACCGTTAAGGGCACCGGCGAGTACCGCGGCCAGGTGCAGACGATTCTGCAGCGCGTCAAGGTCGAGGTCGTCGAGCAGGCGCCCGCCGAGTAGGCGCCCCGCACCAAACTGCGCGCCCCCGAGCCGATCTGGCCGGGGGCGTGCTTAGTTGTTGAGGTGTCAACACGTGTGCTACTGTTGAGGTGTCAACAGGACGGGATAGGAGCCCACGACATGACCGCCACCCTCTACCTCGGCACTCACGAGCCAAGCTGGCTGCGCACCGCGCGCGTGCCGCTGTTCGTTTCGCACCGCCGCCTCTCGCGCCTGCGCCGCGATCTGCCGGTCGCCGCGGCGGCCTGGGCGCTCGACTCGGGCGGCTTCTCCGAGCTGAGCATGTACGGCGCATGGCAGACCACCGCCCGCGCGTACGTCGACGCGGTCGTGCGCTACGACGAGCAGATCGGCCGCCTTGAGTGGGCCGCCCCGCAGGATTGGATGTGTGAGCCCGACATGGTCGCGCGCACAGGTCTGAGCGTCGCTGAGCACCAGGTGCGCACCGTGCGCAACTATGTGGAGCTGTGCGCACTGTGGCGCGAATCGAGCGACGCCGAGTGCCCGTTCATGCCGGTGCTGCAGGGCTACGCGATCGCCGACTACCGGCGTTGCATCGACCTGTACGGCGAGGCGGGCGTCGACCTGGCAGGCGTGCCGCTCGTCGGCGTCGGCTCGGTCTGCCGCCGCCAGCACACCAGCGAGATCCGCGGCGTGTTCGAGGCGATCCTCGAAACCGACCCCGACATGCCGGTGCACGGTTTCGGCGTCAAGAGCCTCGGCCTGCGCGAGTACGGGCACCTGCTGACGACGTGCGACTCGATGGCGTGGAGCTACAACGCCCGCCGCAACCCGCGGCTCGACGGCTGCACGCACGCCTCGTGCTCGAACTGCATCCGCTGGGCGCTGCGCTGGCGCCGGGGCGTCGTCGGCCCGGCCTGCGCTGTGCACGGCGAGCCTTGCGACGGCCGGGCGTTCGCGACGTGCTTCGCGGCCAGCTCGGCGCTGCTGGCCGCCTGAGCGCCTCGACGAACGCCCCCGACCGGATCACCCGGCGGGGGCGTTTTCGTGTCGGCAAACGGCCACCAGGGGCCTCGCCGAGCCCGCTTTCGGGACTCGGGAGGATTACCCGGCACCCCTTGAGCTGCTACCGTTCAAGGCGTGTTGACGACCTGGGATTTTGCGGCGCGACCGGCGCCCGCGGCGGCCGATTTCGGGCCGCCCAGCAAACACCTCTGCGCCTCGGCAAACTTGTGGATGCCATCCACACCGCCCAGGTTTTCCTGCGGATTCCGGCGTCGTTTCGCGTCGTTTCGCGTACCGATTTAAGGCGTTTGCGCAGGTCAGCGCCCGGATAGGACCGCGGTTCAATTCCCGGCAGCTCCACAAGCTAAGGCCCTGGTCAGAGCAGGTTTTCTGACCGGGGCCTTTTTTCGTATCCACACTCCCATCCACAAATGGGTACTATCGGCCGCTATGGCATCCATTCGCAGCGTGTCCCGCAAAGACGGCACGACGTTCACGCAAGTGCGCTACCGGCTCAACGGCAAGCAGACGTCGACCTCGTTCGACGACGGCGCGCACGCTGTCGAGTTCAAGCGCATGGTCGAGCAGCTCGGCGCGGCCAAGGCCCTAGAAGTGCTTGAGACAACCGACGCGGCGTCGCGCAACTTCACGCTCGCGGGCTGGCTCAAGCACTACCTCGACCACAAGACCGGCGTCGAAAAGTCGACGATTTACGACTACCGCAAGATGGTCGAGAAGGACATCACGCCGGTGCTCGGCGCGATCCCGCTCGCCGCGCTGACCGCCGAGGACGTCGCCAAGTGGGTGCAGGGCCTCGCCGACAAGGGCCTGGCGGGCAAGACGATCGCCAATAAGCACGGGTTCCTGTCGTCGGCGCTCAACGTCGCCGCGAGCGCCGGGCACATCAAGGCCAACCCCGCCGTCGGCGGCGCCGGGCTGGTCGCCGTGCCGCGCACCGAGCGCGCCGAAATGGTGTTCCTGACGGCCGACCAGTACGCCAAGCTGCACGACAACATGCCGCTGCGGTGGCAGCCCCTCGTCGAGTTCCTGGTCGCCAGCGGCGCCCGGTGGGGCGAGGTCACCGCGCTGCGCCCGAGCGACGTCAACCGAGCCGAGGGCACGGTGCGCATATCCCGCGCATGGAAGCGCACATATGCGCGCGGCGGGTACGAGCTTGGCGCACCGAAAACCAACAAGTCGCGCAGGACGATCAACGTCGACACCGCGGTGCTCGACCGGCTCGACTACTCGGGCGAGTGGCTGTTCACAAATGTGCGCGGCGGCCCGGTGCGCGGGCACAACTTCCACGAGAACCATTGGCAGCCCGCGCTCAAAAAGGCGGGCCTCGACGGCCTCGACGTCAAGCCGCGCATTCACGATCTGCGGCACACGTGCGCGAGCTGGCTGATAGCCGCCGGTGTCCCGCTGCCCGCGATTCAGCAGCACCTCGGGCACGAGTCGATACAGGTCACGATCGGCGTGTACGGGCACCTCGACCGCAGCAGCGGCCGGACTGTCGCGGCGGCCATAGCCGCGGCGCTCGGCCGATAGAACCGCGCAACGCAAGAGCCCCCGGCCGTGTTGGCTGGGGGCTCTTTGCTGCGCTGGCGTGGATTTACGCGCTGAGCTGCGGCGGTGCGCTTTTGCCGGCGGTTAGCTGGCCGCGTGCCCGTCGTGCCGCTGGGGCGCCTGGGCGAGGGCGCCGACCCGCAGCCGGTGAGCCTCGACCGTGTCGGCGCGCAGCTCGCGCTGCGTTGTGCGCGTGGCCGCGAGCAGGCCGCGGTATGGGCGCATGCGGATGCGCCACGAGCGCGCAGCCAGGACGGCACACGTCACGGCCTCCGCGGCGGTCGCGTACCAGATGGCCCACCCGAGCGGCGCCGCAACAAAGGCGTTGATAAGGCCCACGACGCAGCCAACGGCGCCGCACCACAGGGCGGCCTGCCATATGCGGGCGACGGCTCGCTGCGCCGGGTCGTCGGCGATGATGTTCAGCGCCCACAGCGCGATGCTGACGACCGCGATCAATGCGCCGAAGTAGATGCACCAGTACGCGCGCAGCCACCCGTCGGGGTGCACGTCGAATAGGTCGAGCGCCTCGTGTAGCGGCGCCTGGCTGGAAACGAGGCACCCGAGCATGAGCGCGGGGGCCGCCGAGACGATCGGCAGTAGGCGCTGCTGCACGAGCGCCTGGGCCTCGTTGTCGTCGTCGGCGATGCGGGTCAGCATGTTGGCCGCGACGACCGCGACGGCGCCTAGGAATACGCAATTGCCGAGGAATGTCTCGACCTGGTGGACGCCGACCAGCTCGGGAAGGTGCACGTACCGAGCGAGCGCGTCCGTGCCCGGCGCGCACAACCACATGGCGACGAGCTGCAGGGCGAGCTGCAGGGTAATGCCTCCCTCCCAGCGCATTCGCCAGGTGTGTCGTCGATACCAGATCGCCCCGGCGATGATCGCGAAGGCCAGCACGCGGAGCAAGACGAGGGTGACGTGATCGGGCAGCATTCTGGCGCAACTTCTTTCCGGTCAAGGGTGTTTGGCATTAAAACTCGCCCGCCCCGCTGCTTGGGGCCGGTCGTCGTGCTCAGGTTCTTTTCTACAGGCGGTCTGCGTCAGCTCGCACGCGGCGTCGGCGGCTCGTTGTCGTCGGGGTGGCGGCCGTCGTTTGGGTCGTCATGCCCCCCGGCACCGAAGGGTGGGCGGGCGCGAGCCCGTCGACGTAGGCGATCGCCGATTCGTCGCTGATCATGCCGTACCGGGCGAGCAGGTCGACCTCGTTAATGCCGAGGTTGTGCGCGGCGCGCAACAGATTGTCGGCCGTGATTAGTCGACCCTCGCTAACCTGCAGGTAGTAGCGCGATTTTGACATTTGCAGGGCTTCGAGTATCTCGCGCAGCTTGAGCGGTCTGCCTACCAAGTAGCCGAGCACGGCGGCAAGGCTTTTGGTGGTGTCGTCATCAGGCACCGGAGTGTTCCTGTCTGTTTTGGGGCGGGGCCAAAACCCGCCCTTCTGGCGTGTCACTTTAGTCTAGGTTTCTGGACTAAACAATAGGCCCGACCTGCGTCTATGAGAAACGCTCAGCGTCTGCTGTGGTCCCGAATAGCCTCCGATGGTTCAGGTTTCTGGACAAGTGGGCTATGGTGGCAGCCATGACGGCCCAACGGCACGAGCTGCGATGGAATCCCGGCAAAGTAGCAAAAACACTGGCCCGCTTAGGTATTCGCGACCGCACCGCCCTGGCTAAGCGCGTCAGGATGCCCAAGAGCACGATATACGCAGCGTTCGACGCCGACTGGTCTGGCACAGCAACAACCACCGTGTTAGCGCAGGTCGCAGGCGAGCTAGGTGTGTCCCTGCTCGACCTGGTCGCCGAGCCCGCGCGTCGCCGAAACCGGAACGTCCAGAAAACTGACCCACGCCGATCGGTGCAGGAAACTGACCCACACGGCATCGAGGTGCTGACGTGAGCGCCGCGCTGCTGACCTATCCGGTCGCCGACGTCGCGCGACGCATTCCCTGCTCCGAGCGGTGGCTCACCGAGCAGATCCGCGCCGGTCGCATCCCCGGTCGCAAGGTCGGCCGTCACTGGCGGATGACCGAGGCCGACATTGAGGCCGCGCTCGAATCGTTCCGCGTCGCCCCCGAGTCGGGCCGCAAGTCAGTCGCCACCGCCCGCCCGTTCGCGCTCACCGCCACCTCGCAACGCCGGATTAGGGCCTGACGCAATGCAACTCATGCGCCACATCGAGGAGTGCCGCCGCCTGCAGGCACAGATCGACGAGCTGACCGCCGAGCTGCGCGTCGTCACCGACGAGCGCGACGCCGCGCTACGCGACCGCGACGAGCTGGCCGACCGCCTGGCCGTCGTCGAGGCCGACAAGGCGTGGGCGCGCGAGGAGTACCGGCGGCTGCACAACCCGATGCCCGACATGGACCGCTGCGGCTGAGCCCGCAAATGACGCAGCCCCCGCACGAGGCGGGGGCTGGCCGACACAACCAAGGGATAGGAGCCACTTGTTATGCCGATACAGAGTTTAGCGCCCGACCGGCCCGCGACGCCTAGCGCCATGCGGGCGTTTGCGGCGTCGACACCGGCGCCGTGGTGCGACGACTGCCGCTGCGTGCACGCCCGGCCGTGCGAGGCGCAGCAGCGCATCAACCGCGCGCTCGACGCCCTCGGGTTCGCGCTGCTCATCCTGACGTCGATCCTGCTCGGGCTCGCCGCGGGGGCGCTGACCCTATGAGCCTCAAGGACATAACGCTCACGCACGCCGAGCTGAACGTCGCCGCGCACATCGTCGACACCCACATGACGCAGGGCTTCACGGCGCACGGCGCGGTGGCCTCGGCGATTCGGGCCGTCAACTCGATGCGCAACCACCCGTCGGCGTACCGGCGGGTCGACCTGGCGCAGCTCAAGCAATCTCAGCGCAGCCCGCACCGCGGGGCGGGGCGGTTCCGCGTCGCCGACTGCGCCGACTGCCAGCTCGACGACAACACCTGCCCCGGCCACCGGATTTAGGAGCTATCACCCATGTCTGACCTAGTGATTTTCGACGAGCTGCAGCAAGGCGAGGAGTCGCGCGACTACGTGCCCGCGTTCGAGCGGGCCGTGCTGTACGCGATGCAGTTCAAGCCGATGTACGAGGGCACCGTGCCGCACCGCGTTCGCGCCAAGCGCCGCGAGCGTAACCGCGTCGCCCGCCGCTCCCGCAAGATTAACCGGAAAGCCAGCTAGCGCAATGACTTACGACCCAACTAACCGCGAGCAAGAATCCAAGGATCGCCGCCGCATGCGGATCGCGCAGCGCAAGCGCGAGGCCCGCTCGGCGATGGCCGTCAAGACGTACGTGCTCGACGACGTCCTGCCCGGCCTGCCGCCGTTCCCCGACACCGACGACGTGTGCAAGGCCCTCGGCATCAAGGCCCGCACGACGCTGCACAACGTGCTTTACCGTCACCGTGACGAAATGATCGCGGGCGGATGGGACGCCGCCGCAGGAACATTCACGCGCGAGGCCGTCGTGCGGCTGTGCCTGCTGCTACGTGCCACCACCTCGCGCAAGGCCGCCGAGGTCGCCGAGGCCGTCGGCGCCCGCGATCGCGTGATCAAGTTCAACGCCAGCAAGGTGCCGCACATTCGGCGGTGCCAGGCGTTGATCGACAAGGCATTCGGGCTCGCCGAGCGCGTGCGCGACGAAGATCCCGCCGAGGTTTGGCACGACCTCAACCAGATGGACGCCTACACGCTGCAGGGCATCACCGTGGCCCTGGCCGCGATGGTCGACCTCGACGCCGCGACCGGCGGTGTGACGCAGTGGCTCAGCTCGCTGGCCCCGTCCAAGCGGCACCCCGGCAAGGGCAACGGCGGCGCCGCGAGCGGCCTGGCCCGGCTCGTGCCGACACCCGATGAAGCGCAAGGCATCCCGCTGGGCAAGATCCCGAGCCTGATCGACCCCGACCTCGACGAGGTGGCGTCGTGATGCACATGCACATGGGCGGCGACCCGTCGGCGATCTGCGCGCAGACCGACCCCGAGCTGTGGTTCCCCGACAAAGGGCAGTCGACGCGCGACGCAAAGCGCATGTGCATGCGCTGCCCGCTGCTCGACGAGTGCCGCGCCCTGGCGCTGCGCGACCCGCACCTGCTCGGCGTGTGGGGCGGCCTGAGCGCCCAGGAGCGCAGGCGGATTCGCAAGGGGGCGTCGGCATGACGTACGACGAAACGAGCGCCACCGAGGCGGGCGACCCCGACACCTGGGTGACCGTCGGCAGCAAGATCGACGAGCTGCTCGGCGAGTCGGGCGTCACGATGCGCGCGTACACGTGGCTGCCCGAGCAGCCCGCGCTGCCCGCGGCCGACCCGTCGCAGCCGATCGACGTCGACGTGGTCGAGGTCGGCAAACCCAACGGCGACAACGGAAACGCCGCGACCAGCGCCGACGCAGTCGCCGGCATTCATGCGCAGCAAACGCAGCCGGGCCTGCCGAAGTGGATCGTCGACATGGCAGCGGATGCGGCCTACGAGTACGCCCGCCGCTGCGGCGCCGCGATCCTCGGGCTGCCCGTCGACCCGGTCGACGACGTCGTGTATATCGCCGGGCCGATGACGGGTTACCCGCGGTGGAACGCCGCGGCGTTCGAGGGCATGGCCGCCTACCTGCGCAGCCTCGGGCACACCGTTATCTCGCCCAACGAGCTGCACGAGCCGTGCGAAAACACGCCGTGGGACTGGTACATGCGGCGCGACCTCGTCGCGCTGGTCAAGTGCAGCCACGTCGTGATGCTCAGCGGTTGGGAGGACAGCCGCGGGGCCTCGCTTGAGCACTACGTCGCAGAAGCGTTGGGGCTGCGCATCTTCTACTACCCAAACATTGAGGGGCTGCTGCCGTGAGCGCCAACGAAACGATGAACGTGTCGCCGACCGGCGGCACTAAGGCGGGCAATCTCGAACGGTACGACCTGATCCCCGCCGGGCCGCTGCAACTGCTGGCCGTGCACGCGGGCCTGGTGCCCGTCGGCAAGCCGGGTTCGTTCGCGGAGCTAAACGAGCACCTGTGGTCGTTCTGGCTCGGCGAGGACGTCGACCCTGCGACCGACTACGAGCACATTATCGCGGTGGCGTGGCACGCATTTCGGCTCGTCGAGGAGAACGTGCACCCGCCGAGGCCGTGGCCGTACGACGCCAGCGACGAGCGGGGCCGCCGTGAACGCTACGACCGGATACCGGCCGAGCCGCTGCGCATGCTCGCCGAGCACTACGGCCGCGGCGCCCGCAAGTACGCCGACGACAACTGGCGCCGCGGGTACGACTGGCGGCTCAGCTTCGCCGCGCTGAATCGGCACCTGTGGCAGTGGTGGGCGGGCGAGGAGATTGACGCCGAGACAGGCTCGCCGCACCTGATCGCCGTCGCCTGGCATGCGTTCACGCTGGCCGAGTTCGTCGAGATTCACCCCGAGTTCGACACCCGGCTAAAGACGTTGGACGAGCGCGCTATCCGAGCGGCGGCCGACGATGCGTGAGCTGACAGGCGCTAAGCGCCCCTGGTGGGCCGACCCGAAGGATCTGCGCGACAACCTCGACCGGCGCGAGCACGACGCTGCACTCGACTACCTCGGCGCCCTGGCCGAGCTGGTCGAGACAGCGATCGCCTACGGCCCCGAGGAGCCCGCCGAGGCCGCCGGGCGGGCACTGGCCGACCTCGACCGCTCGCGGTGGCTCAGCGGGCACGTGTGGGGGCCGTACGGCGACGACAGCCTGCCGCTGATCGAGCTGGACGAAATCGCCAGCAACATCTACGCGCACCCGGTGTGCCAGCACCAGGCGTGCGGCCCCGAGCTGTGCCTCGGCGCCGTCGGCGCGATGCTCGACTACTCCAACCACATCAACGAAAGGGCAAGCGGTGTCTGATATTTCGAGCGTTAAGGGGCACGTCGACCTGCTCCGCTACGTCAAGGCAGAAAAGGCGAAGCTCAAGGAAATTGAGGACGCCGCCCGCGCCGCGGTCGAGGAGGCCCTCGGCGACGACGACGAGGGCACGATCGACGGCGAGGTCGTGGTGCGGCGCAAGCACATCAAGAGCAACCGCCTCGATCAAAAGCTGCTCAAGAGCCTGCACCCCGAGGCGCACGCCGAGTGCATGAGCATGAGCGAGTCGACGCGGTTCGAGGTCGTCGAGTGATCGGCGCCGGGCGCGACGAGCTGGCCGACCGGCTGGCTCTCGTGCTCACCGCCCCCGCGCAACACCTGTACGCGCTGCTGTGGCGCCTCGGCGTGCTCGACGTCGACGCATGAAAACCCTTCTCGCACTACTCGTGATCGGGCTGTGGATCTTCGCGGCCCTCGAAATCGTCCTGACCCTTATGGAGGTAACACCGTGACAAGGCAACTCGTGGTCGTCGACTGCGAAACGACCGGGCTGCATGACGGCGCAGCGATTTTGGAGGTCGCCGCGGTCAACGTCGACACCGGCGCCGAGCTGTATTTCGTGCCGTTCGTGACCCGCGAGCAGCTCGCCCAGGCGCAGCCGATGGCAATGCAGATGAACCGCTACTACGAGCGCGGCATATGGCAGCGCAGGCTGAGCCCCGACAGCACCGAGGCCGCCTATTGGAAGCTCGCGAACATGCTGGCGGGCAACACGTTCGCCGGTAGTAACCCGGCGTTCGACTCGCGGCTGCTGGCCGCCGCGATGCCCGACGGCGCCCCCGAGTGGCACCACCGGCTCGCCGACCTGGCGGCGTTCACCGCGGGCAAGCTGAACCTCGACCCGGTCGAACTGCCCGGCCTCGACGCCGTCTGCGAGCGCCTGGGCGTCACTGTCGGCGACCGGCACTCGGCGCTGGCCGACGCGCACGCCACCGCGACGTGCTTCACGATCCTGCGCGAGATCCCGGCGGCGGCGCTGTGACCCGGCTCAAGCACCAGACGATCGTGCTCGCCGACGGGCACCGGGTCGGCGTGACGACCGGCGGCAGCGGCACCCCGCTGGTGCTGTTTCACGGTTTCACCGCTAACCGCAGGCTGTACGTCCCGATCATGTCGCGGCTGATCCGGCGCGGGTTCCGCGTGTACGCAATGGACATGGCCGGGCACGGCGACACCGACGGCCTGGCGAGCGGGCATTCGTTCGCCGACATGGTCGACCTCGCCGTGCGGGCGCTCGACGTGCTCGACGTCGGCCGGGCCGTGATGGTTGGGCATTCACTCGGCGGCCGGATGGTCACCGAGCTGGCCGCCCGGCACCCCGAGCGCGTGCGGCATGCGGTGCTCATAAACGCCGCCGTGGGCGACGATTTCGACAACCTGCACGTGTCGGCCAGTGTGGCGGCCAAGGTGCCCGCCGGGCTGGCTGGCGCCGTCGCCGACATTCTCAGCGACGTGCCCTGGTCGAGCCCCCGCCGGGCGCTGCGCTACCTGCGGCACCTGTCGGGCGGCGGCGCCCCGGTGTCGCTGTCGGGCATTTTCAACGTCGCGATGGCGACCGCGAGCCCCAAGCCGCCGACCGTCGCCATGCTGGCCGCCATGCGCCGCCAAGAGGTGTCCGTGACCGTCATGCACTGCAGGCACGACCGGATTACCCGCTACTACAACGGCGTTCAGGCGGCGCTGGTGACCGACGGGCTGCTCGTCACACTGCCCGGCGCGCACAACTGGATCATGGTGCACCCGCACCACACTGCCGAGGTAATCGCCGCCGCAGTGAAACTCGCCGAGGAGGCCGCAGCATGAGCACATCGTCATCGTTCCTGGGCCTGTCGGACGACGCCGACCCGCGCGACAAGCCAAGGGCCGCAACATTCGACGGCAGGCTGCTCGGCGACCTCAAGGGCGTGCTCAAGCGCGCCTGGGCGCAGCACCCGCGGTCGCAGCAGCGCGCGATCGGGCCGAGCGAGGTCGGGCATCCCTGCGCCCGGCGGCTCGCGTCGACGATGCTCGAACTTGACCGCGTCAACCCCGAGGGCGACCCGCTGCCCGCGTGGCTCGGCACCGCCGGGCACGCCAAGTTCGAGACAGCGGTCGAGCACGACAACGACCAGATCGTCGACGCCTGGCTGCGCGACCGCAGCAAGCCGTGCACCGCAACGGATCGCGGCGACGGCGCCCCGATCGGGCGGTGGCTGAGCGAGCACCGCGTCACCGTGCGCGGCGGCCTGACGGGCACCTGCGACCTTTACGACACGTGGACCGACACGGTTATCGACCTCAAGTTCCCCGGCTCGTCGAGGTTCCAGCAGTACAAGCGCAACGGCCCGGCCGCCGAGTACCGCACGCAGGCGCACCTGTACGGCCGCGGCTACCGCAATGAGGGCTTCGACGTCAAACGTGTTGCCATATGGTTCATCCCGCGCGGCGGCACGCTGTCGTCGTCGTTCGTGTGGTCCGAGCCGTACAGCGACAAGGTCGTCGACGAGGCGCTCGACAAGCTCGACAACATTCTGCTCGTGCTCGTCGACCTGGCGATCGAGGAGCACCCCGAGCGCCTGGCCCTCGTGCCAAAAGTCGCGCACGACTGTGTTTTCTGCCCGTTCTTCACGACACGGCCCGACCCCGAGCGGCCGTGGGCGTGCGAGGGCGGCAAGTGAGCGGCGACGGCGTCATGGTGGCGCAGAGCAACCGCAAGATGACGTTCAGGATCAAGCTCGACACCCTGAGCGTGCCGGTGATCGAGGCGCTGTTCGGCCCGCAAGCCGCGCTGGCGCTGCAGTTCCGGCGCATCAATCCGCACTGGTACCTCGACGGCGGTGTCGAGTGAAGCGCAGCGAGGTTATCGCCAAGATCAGCAAGGCCGCCAAGGCGAAGGGCATGCGGTTCGAGATTGCCCGCGAGGGCGGCAATCACACGCTGTACAGCCTCGGCGACGTCATGGTGCCGATCGGGCGCCACCCGACGTCGAACCTGCCCGGCGGCATTGCGCTGCGGATCTTCAAACAGTGCGAGCCCCGGCTCGGTAAGGGCTGGTGGCGCTGAGTTTGCCAGCTATCGCGCAACGTGGCCGCTGATCTGCGGCAACGGAAATTGCCGGCGAGTAGCTAGCTGGCGACACAACCAAGGGATAGGAGCGAAACAGCATGGAGCAGAACGAAACACAGTGGTGGCGGCCGATCAACGACTCATGCCTGATCACGATTGAGCACGCCGTGGTCAGCCTTACCGCGGTGATCTATTACGTCGAGGTGCACAACCGCGCAGGCGAGAAGCACAGGTTTCAGGCGAACGGCCTGTACTGGTCAGCCCGCGACATTCGCGTGCAGCGTGACGAGGCCCCCGCGGTCGGCGAGTGGGAGCGGGTACCGGCGCCGGGCGAGGCTGTCGAGTTCGACCTCGGCGAGCTGGGCAAGCTGCTCGACGACGGCAAGCCCCCGGCCGACAACGGCGAGGGCGTGCTGTGAGCGACCTCGACCCGCTGTCGCGCGCCATGTGGGAGTCGCAGCTCTCGATCGCAAAGGCGACGCAGCGCGTGCAGCAGCGGCAGATCGGGCTGCTGACTACGCAGCGCGAGATTATCGACGACCAGCTCGACGAGGCGGTGCGCAAGCGCAACGAGGCGAGCGAGGTGATTGCGCAGGCTCTCGGCATGTTGAACGCTCAACACTGAGCACTCGGCATGACCGTTATCGCTGAACACATCTAGGCGCATAGACATAGCAGCGTGCCTCACCACAGCTGCCCCGGCGACGACTGCGGTCGTTGCGAGGCGCGCATTGCGGCGATCGAGTACGAGCGCGAGGTCGCGCACGACGATTACCCGCAGTTCTACGACGGCACCTAGAGCCCCGCGGGCGCTCGCGCGGGAATCCACAACGGGCGCAACACATCACTAAGGAAACACAGGAACACATGAGCAACGATTCGTACGGATTCCTCGCAGGCGGCGGCCCGGCGTCGGGCAAGTTCAAGGCCCACGGCGACACCGTCGGCGGCCCGATCGTCACCGAGCCCGTTCAGCAGCAGCAGACCAACATGGACAACAAGCCGCTGACCTGGGACGACGGCAGCCCCCGCATGCAGCTCGTGGTGACCGTGCAGACCGATCTGCGCGACCCCTCGATCGAGGACGACGACGGCAAGCGCCGCCTGTTCGTCAAGGGCGAAATGCGGAAAGCCGTGCAGCAGGCCGTGATCGCGGCCGGGGCCAAGGGCCTCGACGTCGGCGGCGAGCTGCACGTGACCTACGTCGGCGACGGCGAACCGGCCCGGCCCGGCCTGACCGCGCCGAAGCTGTACAGCGCCAAGTACATCAAGCCGAGCGCCGCTGCGCTGGCGACCGCTGGCGGCCCGGCGCCGAGCAGCGACCTGCCCGAGGGCGTGACCCCCGAGGCGTTCGAGGCGCTGCAGAAGCTCGGCATGGTCAAGTAGCACACCGCAATTCGAGGCGGGCCGGTGGCGTGGTTTTGGGACCGTCACCGGCCCGTTTCATCACCAGGGATAGGAGCCCCGAGAACATGATCACCATTTACACGACCGGCCCCGAGTGCCACAAATGCAACCTGACCAAGCGCGCGTTCGACAAGGCGGGCGTCGAGTACACCGAGGTGCGTATCGACCAAGACCCCGAGCGGGCCGAGCGGTTGAAAACTCTCGGTCACACGACGGCGCCGGTCGTGCGCGACACGCTCACTAACACAACGTGGTCGGATTTCCGCGGCGACCTGATCAAGGCCGCGATCAAGGCTCGGGCGGCGGCCTGATGGACGGCGAGCTGGTCGCCAAGGTGCGCGACGCGATCGAGGCCGAGCTGAAATCTCAAGTGTGGTGCCTGATCGGCGTCGACGGCCGGGTCGACTGCGTCGACGGCGACATTGACACCCACGCGATCGCCGAGGCCGCTGTCGACGCGATCGAGGGGCGATCGTGAGCCGCGATCTGCTTGCGCTGCATGACCGGATCAAGTTCGACCGGGCCGACGGGCGCTGTGAGTGCGAGGGCGAGTGCGGCCGGTCGCACCGTTTCGGGTTTCACGTGCGGTGCACCAACGCGCACGGCCGCCCGGCGGTGCACGGCGCCGACAAGGTCGTGACGCTGGCCGTGCGGCCCCTCGACGGCGACGAGCGAAACACCGACGAGCGCAACCTGATCGCGATGTGCCAGGCGTGCGTGAAGCGCCACCGCGCGAAATGCAAGGCGGCGGCCGAGCGCGAGGCCGAGCGCCAGGCGGTCGAGGCGCAGCACGAGTCGCTGTTCGAGCTACCCGAGGTCACCGGCGCGGCCCTGACGCCGCCCTGACCGCCCCCCCCAATGTCGCACCAGGCCCGACCCGATAGGGACAGAATGAAATTCAGCGAGCTGCTCGACCTGCTCGGCTACACCGAGGGCGAGTTTCTGTCGCTCTGCCACCAGGTGCCCGGCCACAACTTCATGGCGAACGTCGTCGAGTTCGACGACCGCACCCCGGCGAAGGCGCTGCGCTACGTCGATGACTGCGACCTGTGGTTCGGCGTGAACCCGACCCGGCGGCGCGGCGCCGACGAGGGCGGCCGAGGCAAGGCCGAGGACGTCACCCGGCTGGCCGCCGTGTGGTGCGACCTCGACGTCAAGCCCGGCGCCTGCCGCGACCTGGCGCACGCCCACCAGATCATCGACGAGCTGAGCGCCATTGTCGGCACCCGGCCGTCGGCCGTCGTGATGAGCGGGCACGGCCTGCAGCCGTATTGGCCGATCGACGACGGGCAACTCGCAACCGACGACGACGACCCGACGATGCAGGCCGCCGCGGAGGAGCTGCGCGCGGAGGCCGCCGCGGTGCTCAAGCGGTGGGGCCGCCTGGCCGTGATGGTCGCCGAGCACCAGGGCGCCAAGATCGACCGCGGCGTGTACGACCTCGCCCGCGTGCTGCGCGTGCCCGGCTCATACAACCGCAAGGGCGAGCCGGTGCTCGTCACGTGCGAGGCCGACAGCGGCGCCCCGCTGGCGATCGACGAGCTGCGCGAGCGCCTCGACGAGGCGGGCGTGCGCGAGCAGGACGGCGACCGGCGCACCGTGGCGGGCGAGGTCGTGTCGGCGCCCGACACCTGGGAGCCCGCCGCCGCGGTGTGCGACTACTTCGCGCAGACGATCAAGGCATGGCGCGACGAGCCGATCACCGAGCGGCACAACTGGCTCGTGAGGCAGGCCGTGCGGATCATGTGCGGGCTGCGCAACGGCTGCCTGACGGCCGGGCAGCTCGACGATGCCCGCAAGGCGGTGGTCGAGCGGTTCAAGGCCGAGTGCGCCGCGACCAACCGTGCGATCCCGGCCTGGGAGATCCCCAACGCTTTCGCCTGGGCGACCGACCACGCGGCCCGCATGACCGACGCCGAGCTGGCGACCGAGATGGGCTCGCACCTGCACCTGTGGGAGAAGGCCGAGCCGCGGCCGATCACCCTCGCCCCGCAGCCCGAGCAGCAAACCGCCGGCAAAAGCACACCCGCGCAGGTCAGCCCGCAAAACGGCGAGGCGACAGCTAACGTCACGCTGACCGACACCGGCAACGCCGACCTGCTCGTCGCGGCCTGGGGCAAGCGGCTGGTGTGGTGCCCCGAGGCGGGTAAGTGGCTCGCCTGGGAGGGCACGCGGTGGCGGTCGAGCACCGACGGCGGCGAGGCGATGCGGGCGGCCCGCGAGGTCGTCGAGGCGATCAAGTGCGTTGAGGGCGACAAGGACACCGCCAAGCACAAGATGCGCAGCCTGAGCCGCCGGGCGCTCGAAAACATGGTCGCGCTCGCCAAGACTGACCCGCGCATGCGCGTGAGCCTGGCCGACCTCGACGCCGAGCCGTACGTGCTGAACACCCCGAGCGGTGTCGTCGACCTCAAGACGGGCGAGCTGAGCCCGCACGAGCCCGAGGGCTGGCACACCAAGGTGACCGGCGTCGGGTACGACCCGCATTCGGCGGCCCCGCAGTGGTGGGCGTTCCTGCACCGCACGTTCGGCGGCGATAACGAGCTGGTGGGCTACATGCAGCGCCTCGCCGGGCTGGCCGCGACCGGCAAGGTCACGCACCACGTGCTGCCGTTCCTGTTCGGCGCCGGGTCCAACGGCAAGAGCGTGCTCATGGACGTGCTCGGCGCGGTGCTGGGCGACTACGCGATCACCGCCCCGGCCAACTTCCTACTTGCTGGGCGCGACCGGCACGAGACTGAAATCGCCCGGCTGCACGGCGCCCGCCTGGTCGTGTGCTCGGAAATCAACGCCGACAGCAAGTTCGACGAGGCCAAGGTCAAGGTGTTGACGGGCGGCGACGTGCTCTCGGGCCGCTACATGCGGCAAGACTTCTTTGACTTCATCCCGTCGCACACCTTGTTCCTGATGGGTAACCACCGGCCGCAGGTGACCGCGGGCGGCACGTCGTTCTGGCGGCGGCTGCGGCTGATCCCGTTCCAGCACACCGTGCCCAAAGAGCAGCGCAACCCCAACCTGGCGGCCGAGCTGATCGCCAATGAGGGCGCCGCGATCCTGCACTGGATCGTCGACGGCGCCCGCCAGGTCGCCGCCGAGGGCCTCGACGAGCCCGAGTCGGTGAAGGTCGCCACCGAGGAGTACAGCGCGGAGGAGGACGCCCTCGGGCGGTTCGTCGACGAGTGCTGCGTGCTCGGGAATCAGGCCGAGTCGATCAAGCCCGCCGTGCTGCTGGGCGCCTATCAGTCGTGGGCGCGCACCAACGGCGAGGCCGACATGAATCAGATCAAGCTCGGCCGCGAGCTGGCCGCGCGGTTCGGCGTGCGGTCGACCAAGTCGCAGGGCGTGCGCGTGTATCAGGGCCTCACGGTGCTTGAGCAATGGCTGCCGCAGTGGCTCGGGCAGGGGCGCGCGTGAGCGCCGCCGCGACGCACGGACGTTACGGCCGCCCGGCCGGTGTTCCCGCGGTGGCTGCGGGCCGTCGTGGCGCCGCCGCATGCCAGGGGCTCGGCCGCGGTGGCGCCGCCGCATGCCCGGCCAGCAAACAGGACGGATCTGTCCACGGATCTGTCCACGGCTGGACGGATTGGACAGATTCAGGACGGATAAATGGACGGATAAAAACGCCTCTGACCTGCGTCTGGACGGATTGGACAGATGTTTGCGGGTATCACGTACTAACTCGTGTTTTCGAGTCTGTTTTGCCTGGTCGACTCCTCTGCGGGCACGTTATTGGCGCTCATATAGAAACATCTGTCCAATCTGTCCACGCCGCCCGCGCAGCAAACACCGCGGTGCCGCGCGGTGGCCCTCGATTACCTCGCGCGCACCGGCGAGGCCCTGAGATGACCGCTCGTAACTGGATAGGAGACAGGTGACCATGACGACCGACGACCCGGTGGTCGACGAGGCGAAGCTCGCCGCGGCTGACGCTGTGCTCGCGATGCTGCCCGCCGACGCGCACGAGGCGCTGCGCGAGGCGCTGCATGCCCGCGTGACGGGTGACCGTAACGGCGCCCGGCAGTTGCGTCTGTTCGTGCCGGGCCGCCCGGCGCCGCAGGGCTCGAAAGACTTCAAGGGCTTCTCTAAGACGGGTAAGGCGATCCTCAAGGAGTCGAGCGACGCCGTCGGGCCGTGGCGTGAGCGCGTCGCCCTGGCCGCCGCCGAGGCGATCATGTCTGAGGGCCTGCCGGTGCTCGCCAAAGAGTTCTCGATCACGGCGTCGGTGACGTTCGTTATGCCTCGCCCGGCCGCGGCGCCGAAGCGCAGCACACCGCCCGCTGTGAAGCGGCCGGATCTGGACAAGCTGGCCCGCGCGATCCTCGACGGCCTGACCGACGTCGTGTGGATCGACGACAGCCAGGTTGTCGATTTGCATTGCCGCAAGGTGCTGGCCGAGCTGACGCAGCCGCCGGGCGCGCATATCCGTATCGCGTCGCCGGGCTGGGGCGACGAGGCGCTCGCGAGGGCTCAGGCCGCGGCTCAGGCTGCGATCGACGCGCAGGTGGTGCTGTGATGGCCGACCGTGTCGAGCTGAGCGACGTCGAGCGCCAGGCCGCTTACTGTGCGCTGTCGCCGCTGTTGGCCTCGGTGGCGCTGAACCGCTCGCAGCCTGACTATGCGCTCGGCCCGGTGGTCGACGCCGTCGTGTCGGCGATCAACGAGGCCCGCCGGGTGAAGCATTACCGCATCGAGCTGCTGGTGACGTCGACCGACGCCGAGGCGCAGATTGCGGAGCGGGTCGAGGACGCCGAGTCGGCGTTTGGCGGCCGGATCGTCGACTCCGCGGTGTACGAGGTGACGCATTTCGAGCCGAGGCGCTCGTGAGCAGGCACCGGCAAGAGGATCGGGTGCTGCCCGGCCCGTTCGACCCGCGGCCGATCGTGGCGTGGTCGGACTCGATGGGCTGGACGCGGCTGGAATGGATCGCGACGCCGACCCCGTCGGGCGGGCACCTGTGGTTTTCGGACGTTTGCCAGCAAGACCCGGCCGCGACCGATCCGTGCAGCTCAGGCGACGCGCTCGAGTTTTTGCCGGCGGTTAGCTGCGCCCGGCGGCCCGAGCCGATCGTGACGGTTTACGACAAGGACATGCGCAAGCTCGCCGGGCCTGCGCCGTGGAGCCAGGTTAGGAGCGTTTTCGACCATGCGTGAGTGCGCGAACTGCAAGGGCCGCAGCGAGCTGACGGTGTGCTGGCCGTGCGGTAAGGCGATCCGCCGCCAGCTCGTCGGCACGGCCGAGGAGCCGGGCCTCGCGTGGCTGATCGACCGGCTGCAAGAGTCGGCGTACGGCGAGGCGAAGATCGGCCGCCTGGCGCCGAAGGTGTCCGGTCAGGGCGAGCGCCCCGGCCTGCCGCTGAACGCCCGCGCCGCGGAGCTGCTGCACGACATTCTGCGGCGCCTGCACAAGTGGAGCGAGGGCGCGCTGTGGCGGCTGCCCGCCGCTGCGCAGGCCGCGATGATGGCCGACAACGTGCCGCGGCTGATGGCCCGCGACGACGCCGCGGAGATCCTGCGCGAGCTGCTGCGCCTGCGCGCCGCGGCCGAGAAGGCGATCGACCTGCCGCCCGATCTGCAGTACGTCGGCACGTGCCCGAGCGTGTTCGCCGACGGCCCGCGCAAGGGCGAGGCGTGCGCTGTTGGCCTGTATGTCGAGCGGGGCGAGTCGACGGTGAACTGCCCGCGGTGCAAGACGCCGAGCGTCGTCGAGGATCTGCAGCGCACCGCGCTTGAGCGGGTCGACGACGAGCCCAAGACGGCCGCCGACATGTACCGGCTGCTGCGGTGGCTCGGGCGTGAGGTGCCGCGGTCGTCGTTCTATGTGTTGGTGCGCCGTGTCCCGGCTCGCATGTTCCTGCAGCGCGATGGGCGTCGGAACATGCTGCAGCAGGACGGCTCTCAGCCGCTCTACGCCTACAGCGAGGTTGTGGCGGCCATTGACACGTGGGAGGCCGAGCAGGCGGCGCAGCGGGCCGCTGGGAAGGGCAAGCGGGGCCGTCCACGCAAGGCGCCCGAGGCGAAGCGCGACACGGTGGGCGCAGCGTGTTGACAGCTCAACAGATCGTCGGTAACGTCGCCGGTGTTGACCAATCAACACTCGGGATAGGAGCCCACGAAATGACCGAATTGACTGCAGGTCTCACGCTTCACGTGTTTCGCCACCCGCTCGGCGACTGCACCAACGACGGCGTGACCAGCAAGGCCGACGCGGTGACGCTCGTCGGATACCAGCGCGAGCGCGGCGGCAAGGTTGAGCCGCTGCCCCGCATGTCGCAGGTGTTCGCGCCCAGCGACGACGCCCCGGCGGTCGTCATGGTCGTGTCGAACCTGCGCGGCGCGCTGCCGCACCTCGTGCCGCTCGACGCGCAGCGGGCGGGCGCGTGGACGATGGCGGGCGGCAATATCGCCGGGACCAGCGACTCGCGGTTCGGCGAGCTGATCGAGAAGGTGTTCGACGGCCCGAAGTGTGTCGGCTCGCTGCCTGTGCACGATCGGATCGAGAAGTGAAGCGCACCAGGACGGTTGCGGCGCCCCCACCGGCGCCGCAGCCCGAGGTCGTCGTGCACGGCCGCACGCTTGAGCCCGGCACCGAGGTGTCGATCCGCGGCGAGCGCGGCCGGTTCCGCTACATGCGGGCGACGACGACGAGCGCGGGCCGCCTGGTGCTCGACTTCATTGGCGGCCCGGCCGGGCATGAGGCGTGGCGCTCGTTTTACCCCGAGCGGATTCGCACGGTTCACCGCATCAACCGCACCCGCCGCAACGCGGCCTGATTCGAGCGAGGAGACACAAACGATGCGCAAGTGGATAGCAGGCACCGCGGTGGCCCTGGTGGTCGCCCTCGGGGCGCAGGTGGCCGCCGGTGTCGGCATTGTGGTGGGCCTCGGCCAGGTGCCGGGCGACTTGAACGATCTGCCCGAGCCGCCCGACTGAGTGACGCACCTCACGCGCGAAACGCCCCAGGCCGCAACGCCTGGGGCGTTTTGCATGTTGACAGCTCAACACCGCGCATGCTTAACTGTTGACAGCTCAACACCGACACCGCAAGCGCGGGGCAACCGGCCCCGCCCCGAGCCCGAGGAGGGCCTCATGCACAACACCCACGTTTACGGCGAGTCGGCCGTTGAGTTCGCCGTCGGCCAGCGGGTCGCGGTTCACCCGATCACCCCGCAGTTCATGCAGGGCGACCGTTACGGCGAGGTCGTGCTCGTCGGCCGCACTCGCGTGTCGGTGAAGCTCGACCGATCGGGTCGCACGCTGCGGTTCTCGCCGCAGAACCTCGCCCACATGGCCCGCGACTAGCGGGCCTCGGGCAGGTAATCGAAACAATCGCAACGGGATAGGAGCCCACGAGATGACCAACCACATGACCCCGGCGCAGGCCCGCAGAATCACGACCGACCTGCTGCGCGAGCACGGCCTGACCGGCTGGGCCGTCACGTTCGACAACGCGCGACGCCGCGCCGGGCAGTGCAGCTACCGCACCCGGCAGATCAGCCTGTCGAAACCGCTTATGGCGCAGCGGTCCTACGACGACACCATGATGACGATTACGCACGAGCTTGCGCACGCGCTGGTCGGGCACTCGCACGGTCACGACGCCGTGTGGGCCGCGAAGCACCGCAGCCTCGGCGGCAACGGCAAACGGTGCTTCGAGCACTTCGACGAGTCGGCGCCGTGGATCGGTACGTGCGGGCACGGCAAGCAGTTCGCCCGCTACCGCGCCCCGAAGCGCCTCGACGGGTGGCGCTGCCGCTGCGCCCGCGGTGGCTCGCCGATCACGTGGCAGACCCGCGCGCAGCGTGCTGCCGAGGCCGCCGTGGTCGCCGTAGCGCAGGCCCGCCGGGTGGCGGCGCCCGCCCCGGCGGCGGCCGAGGTGTCGCGCACGATCGTGTCGCGTCCGGTCGGCCGCGGCCAGCAGCTCGGACTGTTCTAACAACCACCACAACGGGATAGGAGCCCCTGCAATGTCCAACCACACCGCAACCTCGAAATCGTCGCCCCAGGAGGCCGCTACGCGGTTCTTTTGGGCCTGGCTGATCGCCGCCACGGTCGCCTCGATCCTCGGCAACGTCACGCACGCGGTGCTCGGCGCCGCCAGCTCGCCGCTGATCGCCGCGGCGGCGGCCATCGTCCCGCCGGTCGTGCTGCTCGGCGCGACGCACGGCGTGCACGCCCTGGTGCGCTCTCGGATCGTCGGCGCCGCGTACCGCACCGCCCTGGCGATCGTGATTGCGCTCGCCGTGTGCGCGTTCGTGCTCAGCTTCGAGGCGCTGCGCGAGCTGGCCGTCGTGTACGCGGGCATGCGGCCGTCGATCGCGTGGCTGTGGCCCCTGGCAATCGACCTGAGCATCACCGGCTCGACGGTTGCGCTGCTGGCGCTCACCGGGCAGGCCCGCGAGGCGCAGACGTACGAGGTCGAGCACCTCGACGCGCACCCGCTGTCGCCCGTCGCACCTGTGCACGTGTCGGTGCACACCAGCGCGCAGGCGGTCGCGCAGGCGGCGGCCGTCGAGGTGGCCGAGCCCGCAGGCGCAACGGATCTGCCGGTCGAGGCGGCCGAGCGGCTGCTCGACGCCGGGGTGACGCGCATCGACCGCGTGAAGGTCGCCCAGGTGCTCGCCGAGCACGCCGAGGGCACGGCCCCGAGCATGATCGCGCGCAAGCTGAGCGTCGGGTACAGCACCGTGGTGCGCATCCTTGAGCACCACACTGCGCACGCTGCGCAGGCTGCGCACGAGGCCGCGGAGGTGACCGCGTGAACGTCGCCGAGCAGTACCCGGCACGTACGGACACCAACGGGCGCACTTGGTTTCGGCCGGTGCGCCCGCCCGGCGCCGATGTGTCGCAATGGGGCTGGACGTCGCAGCCCGAGCAGGCTCACCCCGATTACGCCCTCGCCGAGGTGCGCTCGCTGCCGGGCGGTGGCCTGGCTGTGCTGCCGCTGGCGGCCCCGATTTACGAGCCGGTCGGCGAGCTTGGCCCCGAGTGGGTCGACGTCGGAGCGGTCGAGTGCTGAGCGTGCAGCCCGGCATGAACGTGCCGAAGCAACGCCGCAAGATCGAGCAGCGCCTCGTCGAGGCCCCGAGCGAGGCCCATGCGCGTTACCTGCGGTGGCTGCTGGCGCTGTTCGACGAGAGCCTCGCCCGCGGCCTGCCGCGCCCGGCGAGCGAGTTCTTGCCGATGTACGACGAGGAGTTCGACGTGTGTTGACACCTCAACACCCCGCGGTGTAGTGTTGAGGTATCAACAGCACGACGGGATAGGAGCCCAAAATGTACAAGATGATCGTTCAGATGTACGGCCGCACCGAGGTTACCGAGCACGGCACGATCGCCGAGGCCCGCGAGCGCCTGGTCGCGATCGCCGTTGCGCAGAAGTGCCGCGTGACCGGCGACAACGTCACCGGCGAGTTCATCCTGCGCGACCGGGACGGTAACGACGACCCGCGCGTCACGTGGACTTACGGCGCCTACCGGATCGAGGAGGTGGCCGACGTGCGCACCGAGGTGATCGTGAAGGCGGTCGAGAACGGTTGGGCCGTCAACGCGATGCGCGCCGACTTGATTCAGGCCGCCCGCGGCAACGTGACCGCGTACGTGGCGCTCGACGCCGACGGCGGCCTCGACACCGCCGAGCTGTACGTCGGGCGGCAGATCGTCGCCTCGGCCTACGCCAGCGAGGACGACGTCGAGCCGACCCCGGCCCGCGAGGTCGTCGGCAACTGGCTGACGCTGGCCGCCTGACCGGCGCGCACGAGGCGCCCCTGAGCCCGCGGTGGCTCGGGGGCGCTTTGTGTTGACACCTCAACACCCCGAGGTGTACTGTTGAGCTATCAACAGCACGACGGGATAGGAGCCCAAAATGACCACCAACTCGATCGAGAGCCGCAAGGCCGCCCTGCTCGCCCGCACCAGCACCGCGGTGCTGCTGCAGTCTGCCGCCACCCTTGAGGCGCTGCAGGCGCCGAGCAGCGAGGAGCGCATGGTGCGCGCGTGGACGTTCGACGAAATCGAGCGCCGCGCAGGCAAGATCACCCTCGACGAGGAGCCCGAGTTTGAGCGCGTGTACGACGAAACGGGCAGCTACCTCGCCGCCCTCAAGGCCCTGCGCCCGCAGCTCGGCTGAGCCCCGCAGAGCGCCACGAGCACCCCGCCCCGGCGGGGTGTTTTCGTTTGCTGTGCACGCGGCATGCACGCAAGCGCAGAGCGCGTCGCGCAATTTAGACTCCCGATTGCAGCAGCACAACTGTGCCCAAAACAAGCGCGCAACCCGCGCAGGCTGCCCAATACGCGCCCGGCCGAACATGCCAGGGCGCGTCTGACTTTCACGACGGGGGGCGCCGGTATGCACGTACGCCTGGCGATCCTCGGCACCGAGGTGCTGAGCCTGCACGTCGGCCGCGGCCTGGTGCTCGACGTCGACGCCCTGGCCCTCGACGACCTCGACGAGGACGACGACCCCGAGCCCTGCCAGCTCGTCAGCGGCGGCGCCTCGCACAACTTCGAGCGCGACCCCGACCCGCTGAGCGCCGACGGCGAGGTGCCGTGGAGCGAGGCCGATTTCGGATTCGGCCGGTGACCGGCGAGCGCCTGCGGCGCCGCCTCGAACTGCGCCGGTCGAACGCCGCGCAGCCGCACCGCAACCGACACCGCGAACGCCAGACCGGGCAGGAGCAGCTCGACGAGCCTTGCCCCGTCGACGGCCACCCTTGCCCCTGCGCCCGCCGCTACCGCTGCCGCTAAGCACTGCGCATGCACGCAGGCGCCGAGTGCACCGGGCGCCTTAGCGTCGCTCATGTGACCGCCGTCGAGGCCCTGACACTGGCAATAGTGCCGCTAACGATTCTCGTTGTGGCCCTTGCTGCGTGGCTGGTGACCCGCAACCGCAAGGCCGCAGCGCATCCGACCCCGGTCGAGCGCCTCGGCGGCGGCATACACACTTACCCGTCCGACATGTGGCTCGGCGTTGACCGCCCCGAGTGGGGCTGAGAGGAGCGACATGCTGCAGAAGATCCTGACCGGCGTCGCTGCCGCGGTGGCCCCGGTGATCGCGAAGGCCGTCGCCGAGAAGCTCGTCGAGGTGCTGCCCGAGCTGGCCGACATCATCGTGACCCGGCTCGCCGACAAGATGCCCGAGGTGGCCGCCGCGGTGGCCGACCGCATCCTGGCGCACCTGCCCGACCTGTCGGCCCTCGACGACGAGGCGATCAAGGCCCTGCGCACCCTGCCGGGGCTGGGGGAGCACATCGTGCAGGCCCTACTCGACCGCCTGCCCCACTGGCCCCTCAAGTTCTAGGAGTACCCCCGCATGGCTACTCGCACCCCGCGCAACGCATCCGACGCTGACACTGTCGACGCTGTCGAGCAGGACGCCGTCGAGCAGACCGCTGAGCAGCCTGCTGACGAGTCAACAGCACCAGTCGAGACTGACGGCAACGCCGCGCCCGAGCGCGCGGTGTACAAGCCGTTTGAGTGGTGAGCGAAGGTCGCAACACAGCGCGACGCGATCGGTTTCGTCGCATCATTCGCCGCGACGAGCCAGATTGTCACGTTTGCGGCGAGCCAATCGACTACGAGGCCGACCACTTGGCCCCGCTGTCGTTCACGATCGACCACATAACGCCTTTGGCCCTGGGCGGCACTGACACGCTCGACAACATCGCGGCGGCGCACCGCAAGTGCAACCGCGACAAGAGCGACAAGCCGCCCGACTGGCGGCCGGGCGTCACGTTCGTGACCGAGCGCACCTGGTAGCAAACAGCCGGCGAGCGAGCCCAGCAAACGCCCCTGACCTGGGGTTATGCACCGGGGGAGCGCCAGCTAACGCCGATCGGCGCCGATCGCAGCGTTTGTGCAGGTCAGCGACCCCTGGGGGGGTGCCCCGCGAACGATCGCGGCGCCCCTCGCGGCAT